TTAGTGCTACTGGCGTTCAGCCAAGCGGTAATTATAGCTTGGTGGGTCATACTCATACATCATCAAATATAACGGATTTTAACAGTAGCGTTAGCGGATTATTACCCGTTAAGAATGTTATTGGTAGCGGATATATTGGAGTATCTGGTTCAAATGGTAATTACACAGTATTTGCAACTGGATTACAGCCTAGTGGAAATTATGCTAACTCTATTCATTCTCATGCCATCGGAGACGTTACAGGACTACAAACGGCGTTAGACAATAAAGTCCCGACAAACCATACCCACGATGATCGTTATTATACTGAGAGCGAAGTAGATAATTTATTATCCCTTAAACAATCTAGTGGTAACTATTCAATAGTTGGACACTCTCATACATCATCAGATATAACTAACTTTAATACTTCCGTTAGTGGTCTTCTTCCGGTAACAAATATTACTGGCGGAACAAATATCAGCGTTGTTCCCAGCGGAACCAATTTTACAGTTAGTGTAAGTGGACAACTTGGGTTGACGGCGGAAGAAGTAGACGACAGAGTTAGTAATCTACTAGTTGGTGGGAGTGGGATTAGTTTAAATTATGATGATAATGCAAATACTTTAACCATTAATAATACTAGTATTAGTCCAGACGAAATAGAAGAATATGCGACCACAAGTAATTTCCCAGCGAGTGGCAATGCCAACATTCTTTACGTAGCTACTAATACGGGTCAATTATTTAAGTGGGATGGTTCTGTCTACTATGAGGCTGGACCACAAGGAGCAAGCACAGGAACACACGGAACACAACACGACAGCGACGGAATTGACCCTATTCCTCTTACAGAATATAATGTTCCTCAGTTTACAGCTAATACAAACAATTTAAATCACTTAAATAAAGATATACTATATATTACTGCTGATGCTAATAATAGGGAATTAACGGGCCTTTTAGCTCCAACTTTTTGTTGTGTAAAATTATTAGTAAATATTAGTAGTACAAATACTATAATTATAGATAATCAGTCCACTAATTCTGATCCGGCGAATAGATTTTTAATTTATACTGGAGCAGACTATTATTTATTGCCGGGACAGAGTTTGTCGGTATTATATAGTACAGAAGCTATGAGATGGAGAGTGTTGTGAGTTTAGCTAAATTAGTATTACCGGCACAAATACGAAGAAGGTATGATCCTGACGCGGCGGCGTATATAGCTAATGTTGAGGCCGCAGACGGCCAGAGTCTAGAGCAAGGAATCAAGGATGCTATTACGGGTTTTGTTATTGATTGTAAAACCACTGGTATTTGGAATTCTATAAAAAGCTGCTGTTTGTTGTGTGGGGCCAGAACAATAGCCGGGGCCACAGTGCCACTAAAAGGAAATGCCCCAATATTGACAAGTTTTGTTGGAAATTACAGTAGAGAAAATGGATTAGTAAGAACGGGCGGATTTTTTAGTATTAATAGAAATAATAATGCTGATCCTCAAAATAGTAAACATGTTGCAGTATATCCGACCAGCATAGACTATGGAAGCTCGGATAGTAATTTTAGAGCAATAATAGGATCAACAACAAGCAGCGGTTCTACATTTATTACAGTAAATAGCTTAGGTCTTGTCGCTAGAGCAAATACTTCTACTAATTTAGTTAATAATCAGCCAGTGTTCGCAAATAGTTTAATTGGCATATCCATATTCAACGATAGTCAAAGCCAACTATTATATAATAATAACTTATCAATATTAAATATATCAACAACAACACCAGTAAATAATGACTTATTATTATTCACTGGGGCTGGAGTTGCACCTTCTGCTGGTAGAGTAGTTTTTTATAGTGTTGGAGAAAGTTTAAATTTACAAATATTAAATAATCTAATTAAAATACTAAGACAAAAAATACTACGCACTTTATCAACATATAGCGTGATAGACAATGATGCTCTAAATTATATAAAAAGAGTAGAAACTGCTGATGATTTTGTTTTAGAAAATAGCGTTAAGCAGGCTATAGATAATTTTATCTTAGGATTAAAAAACGACAACACTTGGTCAGCTATAAAAGCTTCGTGCATTATGTGTGGAGCTAGAACCATAAACGGAGCTTTAGTTCCTCTGGTCGGATTGCCTCCTATTAATTTCAATTTTACTCATGACAATAGCTATATTCGCTCTCTAGGATTAATTGGAATAAATAACGGTTTTAGGTTTTTAGATTCACGTAGAAGAAACGATGAAGACCCCCAAAACAATAGTCACCGTGCAGTTTACAAGCCTGTAGCCTCAAATTACTTAAATGTTTTTATTGGTACAACAAATACCAATGGACATGACTTTATTGGTGCTAGGGGTCAATTGTCTGGCGCTCTCATGGTAGCATCTAGACTAGCTGTAACTGCTGCTAATGATACGCCGTGGGGTTTTAATACAGGCGCAGGCTTAATAGGAATAGCTAGAAACAACAATCTTAATTATGAGGTGATAGGTGCAGGATTGACAACAACTATCAGCGCAACATCTTTAACTCCTAGTGCTGGAAATATAGCTATTTTTGCTAGACCCGGAGGAGGAGTTAATTCCAACACAGATGCTAGATTATCTTTCTATAGCATTGGTGAGTATCTAAACTTGTCAACGCTAAATAGTAGAGTAGCTACATTAATGACAGCACTGTCTAACGCTGGAATATAAGGAGATAATTATGCCACTTAACTTCCCAAACAATCCATCATTAAATCAAACAACCACCATCAACGGGCGTACTTATCAGTGGAATGGCACTGCTTGGAATTTAGTAACATATACTTTGCCAACAGCATCAATCTTAAATCAAGGTAGCGTGCAAGTTGTTGATGGCGGTGGTATTAATGTATCAAACAGCGGACAAATAAGTTCTATAGGTTCACAATTGTATTTATGGGCAAACTTTAGGTAAAATTTTTAAGAAAGGAACTTTCTATGGCAAGTAATCCAGTTTTTGCAGTAACACCACGCATAGGGTTTGGTCAAGTTAGCACAGCGAACACGAACTATGACGGTGTGACCGGAACATATGTTGATATTATAACGGGTGCTAGCACTGGCACAAGAATAGCGGAAATTGTCATACAGGCTACCGCAACAACAACAGCCGGTATGGTGCGTTTATTTATTACTGATGGCACAACTACAAGAATGTTTGACGAAGTTTCCGTTGCCGCCGCCACGGTGAGTGCATCAGTAAAAGGAGCGAGACTAAGTACAACCTACAACAATCTTATTCTTCCAAATCAAAATTGGAGAATACGAGCTAGTACCCATAACGCCGTTGCTATAAACGTATTTGCTTTGGGGGCAGATTTGTGAATAATGGTATTTTTGTACAAGATTCATATGATGGTAAAGTCTCTTTTGATTCTCAATCAATAAAGGGGTTGTTAGGTAATCCAACTCTTGTTCCGTTGCCGTATAGTTGCTCTTTTAATCGTTGGGATCCAAATAAGCTAGTCTATGTTATAGACACAAGACTGCAAAGTTCTACAACTATAACATTTAGTACTAGTAGTTTAATATATACTATTGATTGGGGTGATGGATATATAGAAAGTATTCGTGTAGCATCTCCATATTTTATTATACGGCACACTTATGCGACTCATGGCTCGTATATCATTCAAACAGATAACATAAATAATCCAGTTATAGGTGAAGCCTCTTTAATAGGAATATTATCTTTTGGAACATTTCCTTCTAATGTAAACCTCATATATAATGGAGGAGGTGCTGGATCTTTTGCTAACTCTTCAAATTTATTGTTTGTTCCATCTAATCTTCCGCTTCATAATTCGCTTGATTTAGGTACAGCATTAAATAACGCTTTTAAACTCAATGATCAAAATATTTCTTTGTGGGACACTAGCAAAGTCACCACAATGAGATTTTTATTTCAAAATAATAGATTTTTAAATCAGCCTCTAAATTCTTGGAATACATCTAATGTAACATCTATGCAAGGAATGTTTGGCGGAGCTTTATCGTTTAATCAAGATTTGAGCAATTGGAATGTTCGCAAGGTAACGCTTTTTGATAGTATGTTTGTGGGAGCAACTAATTTTAATGGTAGCCTTAGCGGGTGGGCGTTGGGTGCAGATACCGCTGGAGCAAGTTGCTCATCGATGTTCTCAAGCTGTATAAATTTTAATCAAGATTTAAATTCTTGGAATGTTAGTAAAGTTACTAATTTTAATGGTATGTTTAATGGCGCTAGTTCTTTTAATCAAAACCTTAACTCTTGGAACACTATTTCTGCAACTACTATGGATAGTATGTTTGTTAACGCTGTTGCTTTTAATGGAGATGTTGGAAATTTTAATACTTCTAATGTTACTAGTTTTGGCAATATGTTCAATACTGCTACCTCTTTCAATAAACCAATTAGTAATTGGAATGTTGGCAATGTTACCATTACAGCAAATATGTTTTTGAATGCTACTAACTTTAATCAGTCGCTAGACAACTGGAATGTAAGGAAATGTACTAATATGTCTAGCATGTTTAATAATGCTCGTAATTTTAATAGTAGTTTAAATAACTGGTCTCCCGGACTTGACTCAACAGGAGTTAATTGTAATGGCATGTTTAGATCTGCTAGATCATTTAATCAAAATCTTACTAGTTGGAATATGAGTAAAGTAAACAATATATCTGAAATGTTTTTATGCGATGGAATACCCGGAGGAAATGTGCCTAGTGCATTTCAAGGAGATATTAGTAATTGGAATTTGGCTGGATTAAATGCTAGTACATCATTAGATAATTTTATGAACGGAAAAAACTTAACAGACAGGTATTCAACAGCAAACTATGACGCTTTGCTTATCGGTTGGAACAACAATAAATTGATTGGAGCTAATGGTGTAGCTAATTGGCGTACAGATTTGCGCCCCAATTTTGGTGGGGCAAGATATACAGCGGGCGGTGCAGCGGCAACGGCTAGAGCAGCCCTAGTAAGTTACGGATGGACAATAACAGATGGAGGAGTAGCATGAGTAGCGAAATACGAGCGGGAGATAATAGAACATACTGGATTATTAGTAATGGTAATAGTTATGTGGACGGCGTGACCGATCCTAATCTTGTTACAACTGTTGGTAATGGTTGGCATATTTATTGGATAGGAAGCGATTATAGTGAGTATTTAACGTCATGTAATAATTGCAATATAATGCCAAGAAATACTGATCCTAATACTCCTTCGATTTCTAATAATTATCCGAAGGTTAGCGCCAGACAGATAAGATTGTGGCTAATTCAAAATGGTATTAGTTTAAAGACCGTTTATGATGCTATCGATACTATTGAAGATCCAACTTTGAGAGATAGTGTAGCTGTAGAGTGGGAATATGCTCCATATATTGAGCGTAGTCATCACATGTTGGTTTCTTTGGCGGGAATTTTAGGTTTGACAGAAACTGATATAGACAGAGCTTTTAAAGAAGCTATTAGTCTATAAGGTGTATTTTATATAGTAAATATCTGACTTACAACAAAAGGGTCAAAAATGAGCTGGCAAACCGAATTAACTATTATAGTACGCACATTAATTAATGATTTAAATGAACCATATGAATTTTCAGATGCTAGAATACAGCAAATATTAACTGTAGCTGGCAAATATGTTCAATTTGACGTTAACTTAGAACATCCATATACTATTGATGTTGTTAATAATAATATTAGTCCTGATCCCACAGTAGATAATGATAGTATTTTTACTAGTTTAGTTTGTTTAAAGGCTGCATGTATTATTGACCAAGGCACATTCAGAACAAAGGCGGCCCTAGAAGGCATTAGAACAGCACTAGGTTCAGCGTCATTGAGTTTTGGTGGTTCGTTAGCTGGATGGCAATCTATTATAGATCATGGGGCCTGTGGCCTATACGAAGAACTAACAAGCCATTGGGATGTTAGAAATGCTACGGCGTTTGCTGCTGTACTTAGTCCTTTCGTTAGTAATAAGTTTGATCCAAGATATCTTAATGTTGGACCATTCAGAAATGTTGGCAATAATGACTTTTATTCGTAAGGATAATCCATGACATATCCCAATTTTCCTAATTTGCAGCAGATATATAATAATCAAATGGATTTATTGTTTGCTAGTACTGGATTAACCACAGAATGTCAACTAAATTTTGGCATAACAAAAAAAGATATGTGTCCAAACTGTTTATATGATCCAGCCTTAAAAAAGTCTGCGAATAAATATAAAACTGGTGGGCCAATAGCTTTTTCTTTAGGTCAGCTTTGTCCATATTGTAATGGTCTGGGATATTATGGAGAAGAAACTACAGAAAATATTTTTATGGCTATTATTGCTGATCATAAAAAATGGATTAATCCACCCATTAATTTAGCCATTAGTGATAATGTTGTTCAGTCTATGTGTTCTAGAATTTATTTAGCAAGCATCAAAAGATGTAAAGATATGACAGTATTGTATAGTGCAACCAATACAAATCCAACATATACTCTATTCACAGATCCTACGCCTGCTGGACTTGGTGATAATAATTACATTATTTGTTTATGGAAAAATGTATGAACTTATCTTTAAAAATTTTAGAAACTAATCAAATTATTCAAAAGGAAATTCTTCAAGCTCTACTACCACAAGTAGATATCTATATGACTAGGATTATGGGTAATCTTAAAGAAAAACTACCTCCTATTGTGTCCAAAGCTATTACCAACAGACCAGAATATATGAGCTTAGTTAGCGGTAGATTAAGACTAGAATTAGGAATACCGGACGCTTCTACCAAAGTATCACAACTAATACAAATATGGATCTCTAATATTCAATACACATACAAAAAACCACAAATTAGTGGTGGCGCTATTAAAAGCTCTTTTTCTGCATCTCTAATCAAGAACGATTTTTCAGATGTAACTAATACTGAAGCAGGATCTGTGCAGGACAATATAAGAGGTTATAGTTTGCCTTGGTTAGAATGGTTGTTATTAGATGGCAATCGCACTATTGTTCCTAATCAGTCTGTAGTTATCGGACCCAATAACAGTTCTCGTACTGGAATGGCTATTATGAGAGAATCTCCGGGAGGATGGAAAGTTCCAGCAGAATTTACAGGAACTATCAACGACAACTGGATCACACGAGCGATAGAAGATGCTGCCCCAGACATTAACAATTTATTAAACAGGATTATGAAATCATGAGCTGCGAACACAACACCACCTTCAAAGGCATCAACAGTATATCTGATGATCTATTACTAAATATAGTAGAATCAAACTTTAAAACTTTCTTCGATTGGGCATTTCTGCATATAGGGGCGTGGTTTGATGCCTCTGCCGCTAATAGCGGAACAATTTACGCCAATAGACCTCCTGCACAACTATTAGCTGTAGACGATATGTCTTATACAGACGGTAGGGTTTGGCAAGGGGTTAGAAAAGATTGGGTGTGGGAATATGAGTCTGTTTTTAATAGTGGGTCTCCTATTCAAATTAGTGGTGTTTATGTCAACAACAACTATGTGCCGTATGCTAGTGGTGGCTTTGTTGTGAACTATCCAGAAGGTAAAATTATTTTTGATAATCCGATATCAACTAATAGTTCGGTCAAAATCAACCATAGTTATAGATATGTGCAAGTTTATAGAGCAAGCGATAGTCCTTGGTTCAATGTTTTACAGTATCCGACATTCAATAATTCTTTGCCAGATATTCAGCAAATTTCGACGGGAGAGTGGTCAATAGGCTCACAACATAGAGTTCAATTGCCATGCATTATTATAGATCCAGTACCCAGATCACGATCAAGACCTTATGAAATAGGCAATACAAGCTTATGGCTAGAACAAGATATTGCTTTTTATGTTTTAGCCGAAAGTAAAAATGAAAGAAATAAACTTCTTGATATTATTCGTTTACAACAAGATCTAACTATTCAGCTTTACAATACTAATAGCTTAACTCAAAACGATCAATATCCTCTAGATTATAATGGCGATTTAAAAAATAATCCATTAATGTATCCAGATATGATTGATCAATATCCTTGGAGAAAGTGTTTTATTAAGAATATTAGCCTATTTGAGATCGATTCTACAACTCCAGGTTTACACCAAGGCATGGCAAGGGCTACCGTGGAAATAATTTCTGGTTGATTCGGAACCTTTAGTGTATCATAAAATAAGATTAATATAGCAAAATACCATCATATAATTAGTTATCACTAAACTACATTTCAATTAAGTGGAGATAAATTATGGCCAATAATCGTATCTATTATGCAATTCAACAGGTTAAACTAGGCCCCGCAGCAGGCGTCATGGCTCCCATAAACGGCTTACAAACTGTTGGCATGACAACAAACTTTAATCTAGAGCAAGTGTTTGAAATGGGTCAGTTGGCTATCTATCAAAACATCGAAAACGTACCAGATGTGGAAGTCACACTTAATAAGGTTCTTGATGGTTATCCACTAGTATATGTTTTAGCTACTGAAGAAGGCTCTAGTGTCGCTACTGGTCTTACCGCAGTGAATCCAACAATTGCTGGTCGCCAAAATGCTCGTTGCGATATGAGACTATCTATTTTCAACGACACCAATGTGAGTTCTAGTGGTAATTCTATTGCTAATGTTACATGTTCTGGTATGTATGTGAGTAGTGTAAGTTATACGTTTCCAGTTGATGGAAATTTTACAGAAGACGTAACACTAGTAGGAAACAATAAGGTTTGGGGTGGTGTAGTAACTGGTTCTTTTGCCGGAAATAATGATGAGCCATTATCTGCAACCGGTGTTGGTCGCAGACAATATCTAAGTATGGCTAATTGCAGATTTCCTACTCAAATCCCAGGCATCTCAGGAGACGGCACCAACGCATTATTAGGTAATGGCAGTGGTTACGCAGCACACTTCCAGAATATCTCAGTAAGTTGCGATTTTGGTCGTGAAGCCATTAGCGAACTAGGCACATTTGCTCCGTATCATCGCTATGTAACATTTCCTGTTGAAGTTACTAGTGAGTTTGAATTAGTTGCTGTTTCTGGAGATATGATTAATGCCACAGAAAGTGGATATTATAGAGGCTTAACTGGTACAACGGTCGCTACACCAAGCGATACAGGCTGTGTTGCTCGTCATAATCTATTAGATCAAACAATCTTCTTAGAAACATGCGAAGGCACCAGAATTTATCTTGGCACCAAGAATAAACTAACTAGTGTTAACTACACAGGTGGTGATACTGGTGGTGGTAACGTGAATGTCACATATAGCTATAGTACATTTAATGACTTTGTTGTGGCTCACTCTGGTGGTGATTTTTATAGTCAATTAGCCGGTAGTACATATACTCCATAATTGACTTAAACAAAAGACTCTGGAATTTTGTAGATAAGGACTATGGATCAAACAACAGTAGGAATATATCTATCCAGAATTTTATCTGGGTACTATATCTTTTTTTATCGTGGACAAAAATATAAACTCATATATCCTAATATGGATATAAAGTATGAGGCAGATATTTACGCCCAAGAGGAATATGAAAATAATAAGTTTAATGATTGGATTTCTGATGATATGATTGTGGATAGTTTGGTTAGTATAGGAATGTGGTCATATAATGGCGATGATAATATAAAAAATATTGAGAAGCAGATAGAGGATCTTAAGGTAGATTTATATCAAAACTTTTTAAATCCACCAAAACTTAAATCTGTTCGTCGCACCCTAAACAATACAAAGAACACATATGATAAGCTTTATCAGATTAGACATTCTTTAGACTCATGTACAGTTAAAGGTTATTGTAATGTTCTTAAAAATCAATATTTATTAATGCACAGTATATATGACAATAGCAATAATTTAGTATTTAATTCTAAAGATGCCGATTTTCAATTACTCAACTCTTTAGCGTCTATTATTGCAGAAAATACTATAGACCTTAAAACATTTCGCAGCATCGCTAGAGATGACGTATGGAAAAATTACTGGTCCGCTAATAATAATTATGTTTTTGATCAACCAACTATTAATTGGACAGACGAGCAAAAAACTTTAGTTGTATTAACTAAAATGTATGATAATGCATATCAACACCCAGAATGTCCAGAAGAAAAAGTAATTAATGATGACGATATGTTTGATGGTTGGATGATTTTACAGCGCAGAGAACACGAAAAAAATAAGAATAAAAATAGAACAGAGAAACTTTTAGAGGGTAAAAAATTAGGAAAAGCGGGTGAGATATTTATAATGGCTAATTCCCAAGAAGAAGCACAAAACATATATGACTTGAACGATATAACATCAAGACATATTATAAAAGAAAGACATTCTACTATTATTGGTACTAATAATGATGTTAGTGATTCACAGTTGCCAGATGTTAAGCGAAATATGGTAGTACAAAGTAATCAACAATTCAAAGATACTAGGAAATAACTTATGGACAATATGCATAAAACAATTTTAACTAAAAGATTTCAAACCACAATGATTGGTGCGTTATTCGAATTTGAAAAAGTGTTTGGTTATTTATGGGGTCAAGACAAGCACGAGGATGAATTGACTAATAAAGAATTGGATTTTTTGGACAGATGGGATAGTGTCAGGAATCAAATTTTGAATAATGGTAATAGTCAGCTTCGTAAGGCTATTGCTGATCTAGATAAAGTAAATGGACAAATCAAATATAACTACCGTTTTTACCAAAAGAAAGAGGAATCAAATGAAGACCCAAAACTTTAAGATTATCAATAAAGAAGGCAAGGAAGTAGAACTTTTAGTCAGGTCTCCTTCTGCTGAAGATCAGAAGCAGGCTACTAAAGTTTATAATCAAGCTTTTAGTGACGCTATTAAGTCTAAGGCTATAGTCAGAGCTAAATTAGATGATGTATTAACAGAACAGGGACTATGGGACGGCAACAAACAGGTCAAGTTTTTAGAATATCAAACAACTATTCTTGAGGGTGAGAGACAACTCGCTAAGGGCGGTATTTCCATCAATCAAGCTAGAGATATTGCCCTAAATATGAAAAAGGCAAGAGAAGATCTAAAAGAGCTAATTTCTGTTAAGACTAATTTAGACATACATACTGCCGAAGGACAGGCCGATAATGCTCGCTTTAATTATTTAGTTTCAGCTTGTACGGTGTATAGTGATACTAAAGAGCAATATTTTAAAGGTTATGATGATTATCTAAATAGATCAGGAGAAGTAGCAGCCCTACTTTCTGCTCAACATTTGGCCGCAATGATATATGGTTTGGACAATGATTATGAAGATAAGTTACCAGAAAACAAGTTTTTAAAGAAATACAAGTTTGTTGATACTAAACTTAGACTCATAAACAAAGAAGGTAAGCTAGTAGATAGTGATGGTAGACTGATTGACGAAAGTGGTCGATTTATCAACGATAAGGGTGAGTTTGTTGATAAAGACGGTAATGTCGTTGATCAAGAGGGTGACTATGTAGTAGACTTTAAACCATTTTTAGATGATAATGGACAACCAGTACTTGTGGAAGAAAAAAAGGATGAAACCATCAACACAACTAGCGAGATTACAGAAGAAAAACAAACTAGTTAGTAGTCCTAAATTTTATACATCATTTGAATATATCCCCAAAGAATTAACTTCTTTTGGGGATATTTTTTATAGAAGAGCTTAAACATGGCACAAGGCTTTAACTTAACAGCAGAAATTAATCTAAGAGGGCCAAGTAATATCAGGACTGTAGTGGCTGATATTAGAAGACAGCTAGGTAGTATAGATGTTAACATTAATCCTAGGTTGGATCAAAATGCAGCTCGTAATATTACCAGTCTTAATAATAGCCTAACCAGACTCAATTCCACGCTATCAGCCACCAGAACTTCTGCCACAGACGCAGCCAGAGCTATTAGAGATCTAACACAAGCTGCCAATGGTCTAGGCAATAGATCTATTCAGCAAAATATCAATAACGCTGCTGCCGCATGTCAAAATCTTGGTAGGTCAGCGGGAGGTGCCGGTGGAGACATAGGTGGCGCCTCTACTAGAATAGAAGAGTTTGGTAGACAGTCAGCTTTAGCCGTTAGACGTTTTGCTGCATTCAGCTTAGTAACGGGCACGATATATGCTTTAACAGGAGCTATCAGTAGGGGTATAGATGCTTTTATTGATTTCGATAAAGAGTTTGTTAGATTACAACAGGTTACCGGAGAAAGTGCTAAAGGATTAAAGGGACTAGCCAACGCTATAACTTCTTTATCAACAAGCTTGGGCGTAAACTCAGCAGAACTAACTACCGTAGCTGTGACTCTCGCACAGGCTGGTTTAAGTGCGACAGACACTAAGAGAGCGTTAGATGCATTAGCGAAAAGTTCATTAGCTCCATCGTTCGACGATATTAATGAAACTGTGGAAGGTAGTATTGCTTTAATGAGACAGTTCGGCATTGGAGCTAACGATCTAGAAAAAGCCCTAGGCTCTATTAATGCTGTATCAGCAAAGTTCGCTGTAGAAGCTAGCGATATTATTACTGCTATTCAGCGTACGGGTGGTGTATTTGCCACAGCCAGTAGAGGTGTGAGCGAAGGCACAGATGCTCTTAATGAATTTATTGCAGTTTTTACAAGTGTACGACAAACTACTCGTGAAAGTGCAGAAACTATTGCTACTGGTTTAAGAACAGTATTTACTCGTATTCAAAGAGGTCAAACAATAGATGCTCTTAAAGAATTCGGTATTGAGTTGACAGATCTAGAGGATAAATTCGTAGGACCATTTGAAGCTATCAGAAGACTGAGTGAAGGTCTTAGTACATTAGATCCAAGAGATGTAAGGTTTTCACAGATCGTAGAAGAGCTTGGTGGCTTTAGACAAATCGGCAAGGTTATTCCATTAATTCAGCAGTTCGCCGTTGCCCAACAGGCTTTAAAAACAGCACAAACAGGACAAGACTCTTTGGCGGCCGATGCTGCAACAGCACAATTATCTTTAGCTAATCAAATAGCAAAAGTTAGAGAAGAATTTACGGCACTTATAAGATCAATAGGCGAGAGTGAAAGTTTTAGAAGTTTCGTAAGTCTCGCCTTACAATTAGCTAGCGCTCTTATTCAGGTGGCTGATGCTGCCAAGGGAGTGCTGCCCGCTTTAACTGCTATTGCTGCTATTAGAGGTGCCTCGTTTTTAACTCAGTTCGTCACTGGGTTTGGTGGTGGTATTGGTGGTGGTCGTGGTGGTCGTGGCCCTCGTAGATTTGCTACTGGTGGTTTAGTGCCAGGATCGGGTAATAGAGATACTGTTCCTGCTATGCTCACTCCCGGCGAGTTTGTTATACGTAAAAAAGCCGTAGAACAAATTGGAACAGATAATCTGCTTAATATGAATAAAGGCGGGAGAGTTATCAGTCCTGCTGCGACTGAGTCTAAAATGCCACAGCTTTTTATGGAGCGTGGAGGAGACGTTTCTAATGAAATTAGACAACAGTTAGATACAGGAAGAAAATCACAAGGGTTCTCTGGTCAGACAGCAGCTAAAGGACTAGGGAAAATTACATCCTTAAGTGAGCAAATCGCACTATCTCCAGATCTTAACGACGTTTATGGTGGTGCGTTTTTAAGTCCAGAGGGTAGTGTAAGAGATCTTAAGGGTTCATTAGATAAAAATATAATATCTTCTATTGTTAAAGGAACAGATGCTTATAAAGTTTTATCTAGAGCTAGTGCTCAAACCCCAGAAGGTAAACTTGTATTAGGAGAATTAAAGAATATTGAAAAAGCAGCCCAGGCTAAAGGTGATTTTAGTTTGGTTGCTGAGTCGCTCGCTAAAAGTAAATCAGAAAAAATAGAAAATACTATTTTAGGTAAAGTTTATGATGCTGTTGAAGATGGCTCCAAAGAACTTTCTTCTGCAACAAGGATATCTACAGGAGGAGCATCAGAAGCTACAAGAATTTTAAAACAGTCTAATATAGATAATGTCATTGGTAATATTTATGAAGCTATTATTAGTAATGCTGGCTCTCCATATAACGAAAAGGATAGAGACTCTAGCAACGAAGCTTTCGATTTTCCGTCGGGGTTGGGGTCTGTTGCTTCAAATTTTGGTTCTGGTAGATTAGCTAAAATTATTACAGACGCTAAAACAAGATTTACCTCTGGGAATATATCATCATTTCTTAATAAAGTAAAGAATTTTGAAAGTAAAAAACTATCTAAAGAAGTAGAAGCCATCTTAGATAGACCAGATATTTTATCAGGATTTAGTACGCGAGAGCTAGCAGATAAAAGAGCTTCTAGTGCTAGGTCTGAAGTAAAAAGATTGGTTGATACCAGGATACAAAGAAGAGCATCTGGTGGGTCCATATCTGGCGAAGACACTGTTCCTGCCATGTTAACCCCCGGCGAATTTATAATTAATAAAAAAGCAGCAAAAAGAATTGGTTCATCTAGTTTACATAATCTAAATAGGGCAGATAGAATTGGATACAATAAGGGTGGTGCTGTAGGACATATTCAACATTTTGCTAGTGGCGGTGGAGTACAAAAGTTTTTTGCTGGTGGGGCTGTTGCCGGTGTGAGAATGTTATTCACATCTATGCCTAGAATTATACAAGGTTTTCAAAGACTATCTACTTCTGTTCAAACAAGTTCTAAAGGCTTGACCATGTTTGGTCAAAAGGTTACCAAGCTAGATGTTGGTATACCTCGCACTGGTAGTGGCACAGCTAGAGCCGGCGGGTCTAGTGCTGGCAGAAGAAATTTCGACAATCAAGGAGCCGGTGTTCCGCAAAACAGAGACATTGGCACCGCTGGATTATTGGCTTTGACTGCTGGAGGCGCCGCGGTTGAAGGTTTATCTAGTGGTATTGGTGGCTCAACCGGAGAAGTTATTAGTGCTGTAGGTAACGACGTTTTAAATTATTCTGCTATTGGAGCAACTATAGGATCTATGGTTCCCGTGGTGGGAACGGCAGCAGGAGCGGCAGCAGGAGCATTAGTTGGTTTAACTACAGGCTTATTTAAGTCTACAAAAGCAGTAAATGAATTCAATCTAGAGCTTGCTACAAATAAAAAGAACGCAGCCGCAGACGCATCAGATGCTAGTATTGCAAAGTTTGCTAAAACCGGATCACAATTAGACAAGGGTAATGCTTTATTGGACTTTAGTAAAACGATGAAAGCCGAACAAGAATTGGCTACCCAAAAGGGTGGTCTTAGAAAGATGACCACACAAGAGAACGTACAAGTGCAACAAAGAGGTGCTGAGCAAGCTATAGCTATACTTTCAGCAGAAATGTTGAATACGGGCCAAACGCTGGAACAAGTACAAAAGGCTATGGATCCAGCTTTGTTTGATAGTTTAAGTATAGAAATAGCCGAAGCTCAGTATGATTATATTGAAGCACAAAAAAGAATCAATCAAGAGTTTCAAGACGCAGAAGGAAACGAAGCTAAACAAAGAGATATTAAAAAACAAGGACTAATAGAACTTAAAAAAATTAGAGATAAAAATGTACAACTGCTCTTAGCAACTGCCGACGCAGAAGTTAAAACTAGAGAGAATGCTAAAAAACAAGCTGAAGTTAGAAAAGTAGTTGAATCTTTATTAGATAAATATCGTAAGATATCTGCAAGCCTTGAAAGATTTGGAGATGAGATAGAAGCTATCAAGGAAAGCGCAGCTAACTCAGTTAAAGGTTTTCAGGGACAAGCAGAATTCAATAATGTTGACAGATCTAATGAGAAGACTCTTGGTAATCTTAGTGCATATTCTATGGCAGAGGTTGCAAAGGTTGCCAACCAAGTTGGTAATTTAGCTGGAGGTCAAACAGGACAAGAATTAAGCAATAATATACAGTCAGCAAAAGTAGCTCAAGATATTTTGCCTGGAATTTTACGAAATACTATGGCAAAAGATTCTCAAGGGGTTGTGGATGAGTTAAAAGCGGCTTTTGCTAAGGAAAAGATTCCGTTCCCTGACTTTTTAGCTAAAGATATTACCTCTGTATTAGGAGATGAAAGTGTTAGCCGTCAAGGAAAAAGCTTTAGTGAACTAGCCGACGACCCATCTTTACTTAATAATCTAAGCAAAGCAATGGGCGTCTCATTAGAAACTGCTACCTTATACTTGAAAAAATATAATGATGCCCTACAAGCTGCTCTTACAGAGATTAGTAATAGTTATGCTAAATCTATGGCAGAGGCGGCAGAATGGCAATCTAAAGCATCAGATATTAGAGCCAGATCTCGCATTGAATTAGACCAAGCACTAGGAAAAAATATTAGTTTGGAAAGAATGAATGAGCCATTTGATCAGAGAATCAGAGGATTAACGGGAGATGTGGTTTTCGGAGGCAGCACCAATCCAGCAGAAATTGCGAGAGGTATGAGAGACTCTATAGCTGCAAAACCAGGAGAAGAAAAAAAACTACAAGACTTATTAGCAAAAGACCTAGCTATTGACCCCAACAACGAAGCAGCTAAAAAAGCATCCACAGCAGCTATTGTTAATCAAACGAAAGCTTTGGCTAATCAAAATAATGGTATTAATAATGCTCGTAAAGCACTAGAAGAATTAGCTAATGATAGCAGCGCAGCGGCTAATGCGTTAACAAAAATTCAAGAAGTCCAGAGAGTGTCTCAAGGAGCTACAAACTTTGCTCGCAAAGCACTAACAAGTGATAATGAGCAACTAGCAGAAATGAATGACGCATTAACCGCATATACTAAGATTGTATCTGGACAAGCTACCAAAGACGAACTGAATTCTTTACCTTTTAGACAGCAAGGTTTTGAAGGTATGGATATGATTAAGGATTTAGTTCCAGAAAGCATGGGTAGGCGCATTGAAGCTCAAATGACCAGACAAATGATCGAAGCTATGCCAAATGGACAAGAGCTTCTTAATAAGCCTATGGCTCTTCGTCCAGACGGAGAAAAAATTACTTTAGGTGGAGCGCTAGATAATGCCGCATCTGGTATAGATCCAGTACAACAAAAATATATTGACGCATATACAGAAGCAACATCTAGACAAGCAGAAGCAGCAGATGAACTAGGTAAATCGGCAGTCTCTGTTGCTCAAGTTTTTGAAGGTAAGATGGTAGAGATTCTAAATAGAATTGGACAAACAATGGGCGTAAAAGACGGAGTTCCGGCTATACCACAAGCTGGCGGTGCCGCCGGAGCACCTATTCCTTTTGGCGCCCTCCCAGCAGCAGCACCCAATAATGGTGGACAGGTCGCAAATAATGGTAATGCAGTAGCTAATATACCCGGTTTCGGCCCCATCACAGTAGATGATGCCGCTAAACAATTTGCTCAAAGTATTAGCTCTGGATTTGAGGCATTTGGTACTTATGTACAAGCCCTGTCCGGTATTAAGTTGCCAGAAAAAATTGAACTATCTGGTAATCATGTTGTAGACGTTAGAATCACCGGAGCGGCTGCTTTTGATGCTCTAAAGAAAGATTTTACAAATATGATTTCTGTAGAAGTTAGTAAGGCTATGAATCAGATATGGAATCAAACTGGCGGTGGAATAGGAAGCGCCCCAAAATAGGATAGATAACACATGAATAATATTTCTGTTTATTATTGTAAAGCTAGCGAATCTCCTGGATCATCACATAGATTATCGCCGGCCCCAACCATATCTATTAGTCCAGAAATTTACTATGCAAATGATAATGTAATTGGCTATACTTATGCTATTACTCTTAATGGCTATGCTAATGCTCTGAGATTAGATCTGGATCCAGGGTCTACTGATTTTGGCTTAGAGCCAACCGTTGAACATATAGGACATATTAGAGAAGTATTCAATACTAATGGTGGTACTTTATATATTAAGGATGGATCTAGAAACATTATTGTGGCTAAAGGTGCCACTATTAAAAATATTCAATTTGATACATCTGAGAATAGATGGGTAAATTATGCCCCATATACTGTAGAAGTTGAGTTTAATGAAGTTGATTTTATCGGTTGTTCTAATAACTCAGCTGTTGCCTGTAATAGTAGTTTTTTTCATTCTCCTCACCAAAGCGCGACTGTTACAGCAGATAATTTGGTAGATATCAAAAAACATAAAATTAAAGAGTTTAGTGATAAATGGTCATTTACTGTAGAAAATGAAATTTACGATAATTATAATGGATTTTTAAATTCTTTTTTTAATGTGTCTTATACAATATCAGCAACAGGCAAAAATTATTATGTTGGTGATAACTTGGTACCAGCTTGGCATCAAGCTAAATTATTTGTACAAGAAAGATTACAAAAACAAGTTTTAGGACTATTGAATGGCGTTTTACAAATTACCCCTCTTAATATAGATGCTTGTGCAGCTTCGGGAGATATTTCTAGTTTACACAACGTAGATACTTCTGCCCCAAGAGCTGGAGGATTATTGCAAAATCTCAACACTTTGAGAGATGGTGTTACTAGAACATTTGATATTTATAACGAACAAATTTCTTGTGATACTTCGGAAGCGGAGGGCACATTTAGTGTAACCTATAATGCCTTAGTTAAGCGTAGCGATCCCGCTTTGAGTCCTTCGGCAAATGCCGCTATTTTCACTTATAATAAAAATATTACAGTAACTGATGATGATGGATTAAATGCTACTATTAATCTACAAGGCACAGTACAAGGACTAGTTAGAGGAGGATTTATATATTATAATAATGACTATGTATTACCATCTACTGGAACAATAGTTATAAATGTCGATAGCGCAGAAACTAAATATAGTAATGCTGTGGCTTATTTTAATGCCAAGATAGGTACAGCAACTGATTTGTTACAATCATTTAAAGCTTCGCTCAATATTACCAAAAGACAACTATTGCTCAAGGGTCCAGACGGATATCCTTCGCCATCTTCTTTTATTTTGGAACATAGCTATCATGATGGCTCTATTGGCATTACCGCTGTTTATGATAAGTCTCAAACAGAAAATGCTGACAGAGGATACTATACATTATCCATAGTAAGAAATGATCCTGTAGAACTTATACAAGAGTTTGTTATTCCTGGCAGAATACAAGGACCATTAATTCAAAGACTTAATGCTTTAACATCTAAAACAATAGCTATTAATATTGAAGGGGCCGATAGGTCGAACAAAATTTGTAACACGATAAACAACCTAGATCTATGCAGTCTTTACCCAGCTTTTAATATTCCTAATTATACTCAACTATTACAAGACAATGATATGTGGATCAAAACTAAAGAAGACTATACAATGAATATTGTAGATGGTTCGTTTAGTATTGCTCTGGAATATACTTCTAAAGGATAAACTTATGTCTACATATAGCCCAGATGTAAAAATTTATTACGGACCCAAAGATGCTGATCATAGATTAATTCCGGCCCCAGATGTAGCTATTTCTCTGGAATTAGATTATAGTAATGATACGGTTATTGGTTATAAATATATTATTACTTTAACTGGAATTGCTAGTGGATTAGATTTAAGAAATGTAGCCTATGGAGGTAATATACCAGAACCTTCAAGCTATGGGATAGGAGCCATAACAAATCAGATTCATATCTTGCGTAAAATTCTTAGTCAAAATGGAAATATTTTACATATTGTTCATGGAGATACTGAAGACCATATCCTTAAAGCCAAGGGTGGTATTTTAAGATCTTTACGCTTTGATGAGTCCTCTAATAATTGGACCCATTTTGCTAATTATACTGCCACCATAGAGTTTACGTCTCTAGATCTACTAAACTATACTGAAGACTGCTCTTCATTATTTTTGGATGGGGCGACTTATTCTGCTAATGATACCGGTATCACTAATATTGCTACATATAAAATTAAGAGCTTTACAGATAGCTGGAAGCTTTCATTTGACGAAACAGAAGCATTTAATCGTGTTAAAAATATAGATACAGGTTATAATCTTAACATTAACAATAGTAGCTTTAACATAGAGTACTCCATCTCTGCTACAGGTAAGCATAATCATGTTTATACTGATGAGGAAACCGGGGAATCTAAATTATTGCCAGCTTGGGAACAGGCTAAGAACTTTGTGCAGTACAGATTATACTATCAAGTTATTAATCTTCTGAATGGCGTTCTTAAACTCTATGATAATGCCTGTACAAGCACAGATACTCTTTCGACTGTAAATATTCCGGGCACAACAGCGGCTGGATTATATTCTGGTTTGAATGATTTAGACTATAATATATTTAATGAACAAATTTCTTGTGAAAGCTCAGAATCAGACGGCACCTTTTCTGCTACATATTCAGCGGTTGTGAAAAGTAAATTTGGTAATTTAAATTGGAGTAGCGTTAATACAAAACATACTGTAAATAAAACTGTTACTCGTACAAGCTCTCAAGAAGATCCAAATAATGTATCAATATCAGTTAATGGCTCTATAGAGGGTTTGATTCCTGGGGGTTTAATTAGGGCTCCTAAGCCACTCGCATTGCCTGATGGCGGAGCTTTTTTAATATTTAATGGCTCTACTCTCTCAAAGTATACGTATGCTAAACTTTTATTAGATCAAATTTATAGTGATAATGATTATAATGGTGGTATTGGAGATACTGGAAAAAGAGACTTAAGACCATTTTTTAAAAATGCTTTAGGAATAGTATTACCAGCACTAAATGAAAACTGCACTATAGACCCAGGAGTTCCAGAACCAGCAGATCCTCCGCATCCAGTATCATTTAACTTGACACATGACTATAATAGTGGTATTATTACATATGATGTTGAATATAATAGTAACAATCTCGGAGGTCGTAAGTATAGAGACGTTTCTATTCAGATTACTAATCCTAACAAGGTGATAGCTGTATTCAGCATACCTAATAGCTTGGCTTGTGCCAGAACACAAGAGTTGGGAACATATACGGCTAAAACAGTTAGTGTGACTGTACAAGGAAGAGACTATAGTGAAATGGGTCAACCCACAGAACTTAACTTAGTAAATGAATGGATGTCTGGTGGGTGGTGTATAGATGAAGCATACCTACCTATCGCCTTACCAATGTTAAATAATGCGATATTGACCCAAAAACAATATACAAAAGACCCAATCACAGGAGCATTTACAGTTAATTTGACGTATATTTGCGATAATCCAGGATGTTATATAGCTTAGGACTATTATGAGTGATATTATTACACAACCAATTAAGTTTTTAGGGGCCACAGTATTATCTTTTAATGCTACTTTAGGCTTCGGTTCTACCCAAGAAACAACTATTAATGTTGATTTAGTGGAAGATTGTGCAAACGGAGATTTATTTTATCCTAATAATGGATTAATTTTTGTTGGAGGTCCAGTATACTTTAGTGCTGGCGCTTTTAATTTTGGTGGTATTCTGACTAATTGGACAGTATCTCAGGGTGGAGGTGGGAAAACGTTTAATGTTAGGGCTGTAGACCCAAGGTCTCTTTTGGAAAATTCTGTAGTTATTATTGATACATATTTAGGTCCGCCAACTCAAGGAATAAATTATTTTAATGTATATGCTGGTTACGAATCTCCTGTTTTAAATGGCAACTGTCAATTTTTTGGTAGTTCTCTGGGTAATGAAAGAGGTATGCCATATCAGGCTATAATTAGTAAACTTCAACAGATGAACCCAACTATATACTCACCTACTGGTTATGCTTTTACTGTTAATTTTAGTTCTTTCCCAACAGGCTTACCAGAATACTATAGAGTTCCAGGACCACAAATCACCCTACTGCAACTTCTTCAAGACGTTTGTGACATTCTAGGATATGATTTTTATGTAGACTTATTGCCGGGAGGCATTATTAGTGTTGGATTGGTTAATCTTAGACAGCAACCCACTAGTTTCAACAGCATAATTTCCGCATACAATGGAATTGCCACGGATCTTTCATATGGTCAAGAGTTGAGAAATGAAAAAACCAGAACAGTATTGTTTGGTGAAAAACAACATTATTTAGCTCCTATAGATAAATTTAATTTCTTTTTTGGAGAAGATCTAATTAATAATGAAATGGTTCCCGTTATTCCATTTAGAGAAGATTCTTGTGGCTTTTGGATCAATAAAAAAGTGGATTCATTAAACGCAGCTCTTACTAGGCCACTACCAACTAATGGCCCCTATGAAATTTCAGAACTAGATATTCGTGCTGCACTATCGTCTTATAAGCTATGGAAAAATAGAGTTTTAACAGCTACTATCCCAGGATCTTTTAATGAGGCTATAAGAGCCAACTGGCCAGAGGCGGCAGAAGACCTACGGGCGGCTGGTCAAGTATTAGCTAATGGTGGAGACGCGATTAAGGCAACAGAAAATCCTCAGCGAGGATTTGTTGATCAAATGCAAAATGCTCGTAAACCAGCAGCTAAAAGTAATAAGCCAGAATTTTTAAATGATCTAGAAAAAGTATTTAATTTTGTGAAAAATCTTGGTAGTACATATTATGGCAAACAATTTTTTGTACCTTTAAACCAAAGAATTTGTTATTATAGAGGAGATGATTTTCAAGAAATTATTTTCTCAGACGTTCCAACCAACGATGGAGGCTGGGTAGAAGAAGGAGTTCCAGTGTTGGGGTTAGCAGATCCCGAATTGTCTGCTTTTAGAGAAGAAGATAATAGGGTAGGATGTTTTGCAGTTTTTGCTTTCAATGCCGCAGAAGCACCCATACCAGAAACCTCAGAAGAAGATACTAGTACTGGACCCGTATCTATCCCTGATGATTCTGTGTTTAATGATGGCAGTATTCCCCCAGAGCTTCCCTCTTAGTTTTAAATAAGGACTATATTTATGGCTGGAATTAACTGCGGCAAATTAGATATAACTAATATTAATGATGATGATGTTATTGCCATTAATAATAAGGCATGGGTTAGGGGCGATGTAGACGAAAAGGTTTATATATGGGACAATAAAGCTTGTGTTGTTATTAAATTTAATGATGCTTGTACAGCTACTATATGTAATGATCAAACAGACGTAAATAAGACATTGATGTTGTTGTCTAGTGCTATTGAAGTATCAAAAGAATCTGGAGATGGAGAGTCAAGCCCTTCTCCGCCAAACGTAGACGAAGACAGTGCTAATGAAGAAAGAGAAGCTAAGTCTATTTGTGGAGTTGAATTAGACAAACTAAAAGAAGCCCAAAAAGCTTTAGATTCATCTAGTATTAACGACAGAGGATATCAGGGTGCTGCCGTTATGCCGATTGGTGCTGTGGTGCCTATGAGATCCAATGTTCGCACCTACGGACCATATGCGTCTGCTAATTTCGGCAGCAGCGCCGGTGGAGTAAATGTAGAGGTTAATACCGAACTATGCCCTTGGGTTTTCGGTTCTATAACAGCCATGCATGCTGCTGGCTCTTCTTTAGTATCTAATGCGGATGTTGGTCTAACCAGAGCTGAGACAGGATCTATAACCATACAAGGACTACCCGATCTCATAGGTCTAGGCGCTACTGTTGTTAGTGGAGGACCAAATCTTACAGGATTAAATGTTAGTTTTGGCTCATCTGGTATTACGACTAATTATGAGTTTAGAACATATACTCCTAAATTTGGTGGATTAAATAGGCATTATTTAGAAAAATTCAAGAGCATTGCTAAAAATAGAGTAGAACAACTAAGATTTTTGCGCAACAATCAAATTTTACAAAATAAAATTCGTAGAAAACTTAAAAATATAGATCGCAACAATAATAAAGCTGGCGGAATATTAGACAAAGACGAAGGATCTAAAAATTCGCTACAACGAGTCTTAATGGGAGAAATATATAATTGGCAAAATGATGACGGAAGTATAAGTCAAAGAACTGTAGTAGGAACAAACGGCCTAGCTAAAAGTGTAGCAGAAATGATGTATGACTATGAGAAAAAAGCATACGTTAGTCTAGACGCCCTTTTCGGTCCTGTATCATTATATGGCGACGGTCAATTGCCCAGATATGCTAATCCAAATCCTCTGGAACACAAAAAGTCTAGCATAGGCGCCCAACCACCATTTGCTAAATATGGTCAATGTTATGGCTCATTGAATTTAGATCAATATAATATAGACTTAACACAACAATATTTAAATCCTCTAACTAATAATTTTGGAGATAATGATCATCACCATACTGGTCCTGGTGCCGGCCACGTTATAGATGTGGTTGGTAGAAATAGCGAAGTGCCAGACAATGGCGTTATCACCAATATGTATTCTCCAGACGATTCTAGCAGATACTCCAACGATTATCGCTTTTTAGCCATGAGAGGACCATTAGTTTTACATAGTTGGGGATATGACTTAGATGGTAAACCAATACCCAATGCTGCTGATGATGAAAATGCTACGAAGGCAGGAACATTCAAGACAGATCTCTTAAAAGATCAATTTTTGAAAGATTGGCTCAAGAAGCCCGCAACATGGCCAGCTGCTCCTGTTGACCTTAGATTTGATAGAGAAAGAGGATTATGGGTTAGTCCACAGCCATACAAAATTGTGGTAGCAAAAATAGTTACTAAAATTAATCCGTTTCAAGAAGGTCGTGGGGTGTTGATTAATTATGGTAAAAAACTATTTGATCAAACTGGCGCAGAAATTCGTGCAGATGGTGAAGGAGAGTGTGAGAATACAGAAAAACAAGAAGAATGGGTATTAGTTAATCTAACTGATTGTCAAGAGCCAAAATATTGGTGCTGTACAAATGGACAAGACGAATACTCTAACTTACTATATAAGTGTGTTAGAGAGGATGACTATAATTTTTGTGGTGCTGCTAATTCTGTTAGTGGTCCATATGATACTCCTAGCTGTGATGGTGGGTGTGATGGTGGAGAAAATTATTATTGTTGTACTAATGGCACAGACGAAGAAGGCAATCCTTTATATAGATGTTTAAGAGATAATGATCCTGCATTTTGTGGTGTGGATAATGCTGTTGGCGGACCATATTTTGATGACCCCAACTGTGATGCTGGTTGCGGACCACAAGGCAGTTCTTCCTCTTCTTCCTCTTCTTCCTCTTCTTCTAGTATAGACCTATGCAATCCTCCATGCGCTCAAACGATTACAGTATTAACTAGTATTTCTTTGAGTTCTGGTGGATTAGTTGCCGGAACTGCCTCAGTTAGAGTTTTAGATTATACTCCTACCGCGCCTATTCTTATTGCGGCTACCGCTTGCTCTGGAACAGGAAGTAGTAGTAGCAGTAGTAGTTCTATGTTTAGCGGATATTATTGTTGTACTAACGGTACAGATGAGCTTGGTAATCTTTTATATGAATGTATAGCCGATAATGATCGAGCATTTTGTGGTATTGCAAATGCTGTTAGTGGCCCATATGAGGATCCGGCGTGCGGAGGTTGTGGCGTCGAGAGCAGTAGTAGCAGCAGTAGTAGTAGTAATCCCTGGTATTGTGTATCAGACAATGGAAGTGTATGCTTTTGTAAGGATGATGGTGGTCAACGACCAGAAGATCCACTATATGAGTTAGAATCAGAATGTATTGCTGTCTGTTGTGAATCTAGCAGTAGCAGTAGTAGTAGTAGTAGTCTTCCTTCTAGTAGTTCTAGTAGTATTAGTAGTAGTTCTAGTAGTGGTCCCGAGCCGACACCTCCAGACGGAGATACTCAGCAGCCAATGATTAAGCTTGTTGATCGTATTGGTAAAGGACATAATGCTGGCGAATTAGTTTATGCTTACTTTGATGCGGAAAATAATGTATATATTGTCTTACAAAGACATAAAGAGCTTAATACTGCAACTATTTATGGCGAATTTAGATACGGATACTTACAAGTAGAAGGTATGGCTGGTGTTGATCCTTTAGATAATATAACTATAGGTTCTACTATTCCAGTATTTGATAGATTATATTTACAGAAAACTGAGGAAGATTGTTTTAGAAAAGGCGTAGCGGTTAAGTTTACACAATCAGAATAAAAGCAAAAAGGCAACAACATGGTATGTACTACATTAACGCCGACACCATCATATACTGGAGCTATTACTCCAACGCCAACAAGAGCTAGTACCCCCACGCCCACGCCAACTCTAACCAGAACGGCTACTCCTTCTAATTCTCTACCTCTTTCTCCTACGCCATCTTCTGGAGATCCTAATACTTGGCTAACGCCAACCTTTGTTGCTGATGTTCCACCCACTTCAACACCAGCTCTCTCTAGTACACCAGCATTAACGCCATCCAATTCTCCCACCAGAACATCTAGTAGAACACCAACAAAGACAGTTTCTATTACAAGAACTAATACTCAGTCTCGCACAGCAACAAGAACACCTTCTTCCACGAGAGGTTCCACTCCCACCCCTACGTCAACTGTGTCGATGACTTTTACTCCAACTAAAACCTTAACAGGGTCACTTACTAGAACTCCAACTAAAACACCAACTCTTAGTAAAAGCTTAACTCAGACTATTACCCCTACTAGAACTATTGGAGGAACTGATACTTCTCCAACACCCACACAAACAGCATCGTCTACTAGACCCTTTACTCCAACACCCACAAATAGTAACACCCCCACTAAATCTAGTACTCCAGGAGCTAGTCAAACTCGTACTCCTAGTCTAACGACATCTTATAGTCGCACTGTTACTGCTAGCGTAAGCGAATCCTCATGTCCAGTGCCACCAATTAGTACAGGAACTTTGACACCAACCCCAACAAATACTACAACAGCATCAAATACTAGAACAATTACTCCAACTAGAACAGGAACTAGAGCACCAACACCCACACCAGTAATAGCTAGTCCAACACCAACACCAACACCAACATATACCCCCACACAAACCGGAACTAATACTAGAACCCCCACTATAACTAAAACACAGACCAGAACCATTACTCGCACAGCATCAAACACACCAACACGAACACCAACACGAACACAAACACGGACTCCATCACGATCTCTATAATAATTATGTTGATGCTTTAATTAATATGTTTTTACTCCTCATACAATGAACAATGTTTGACTTAATTGGAAACTTATCTCCTGTCATATAATCTTCAAAAGTCCAGTCTGCATATTCTGGAAGCTTATTTCTCCAATAGCCAGTCCAATCACTAGCCCATAGCCAACTGGTTTTTTCTAAGGTTCTTTCTTCTGGGTTTTGCATGCAATGACCTAAGAAGGCCAAAGACACCTCTTCTGTAAAATTATAGTAGCCCTTCTTTTTCGCATAAAAGAAAAAATTAAGTCCAATATTATAAAATTCGTCTATATAATTTTTATCAACTATCCAAAATCCAGCATTAGTATTATAGATCTTATCTAACTTTAAGCCAGTTTCTTCATACAATGGTTTATATTTTTCCACAGGACAACCCCACCAATCTTTTCTTTTAGCATTGGGTGAGGTAATTTCGTTCTCCATTTGAGCAAAAATTTTATGACCATCCATCATATGTATAAAATCGCCCGGATGATTAACAAAATAATTGTCGGCGTCTAAAAAAACATAATAGTCATAATTTAAACTGCTAACTTGTTCTTTGAGAAAGTGAAACTTAAACATATATAGGGATTTTTCAAAAGTACCACACTTATGAACATTGGCCCCGTTTATATGTTCCATATCTGTCCATATGTGAAAGTCCTCTTGTACTCCACAGTCTCGGGCTGATTTCACCATTGTTTGTGCCATTTTGGCATGGTGTCCATCAGCAACTGTCCAATAGCAAAATGTTTTATTTGCTATATCCTTTGAAGTTTTTAAATCCATACTCTCCATTACCTCTTCTTTCAGCCTTATTTACCATGAATGTATCTTCCCATCCGAATAATGTATGAAAAGTTCCAGATGTTTGAAGCAATAGGTCCCCCAGCAACATATCTCCATTTCTTTTAATCATGTTTCTATCTGGGTAATCATATTTTCTTAAATATTCACACCTACCTACCCATAACCCACCAACGGGGAAAAAGCATGTGCTTGGCTGGGTAGGATGTTTAATTCCTTTGTACCAAGATCTGCTTTTTAAAAAATCTATATACAATGCATTTCTGCCATTAACATGAGGAAAACCCAACACATCAACCGGATGGTTTTGTATTTGCTCATTTAGCGTTTGGTCCCAATTTGGTTTTCTGATATAGCTATCATCATCAAACCATATCATATATTCAGTATCTACTAAATCTAATAACATTCTGAACATAGGATCTTTATTAATATTAACATTACAGTCAATTAAACTACTAATTTGAGCAGTATCTAGAAGATGTCTATAGTATTTTTTAGTCTCATTACAGCACTCACTCAAACCAACATGAATTTTTAGTGGTAGTGTTTTATGTTGTAAGATAGAATCTATACATTTTTTAGATATATCATAATAATTGCCATAACAACATATTAAAACTTCAAATTTATTATTCATATTTGTACTTAATTAGCCATGCTACTGTTTGTAATAGGTCTTGCATATATGGTTTAAGATTTTCTTTTTGAGATATGTCTATTATATGAGAATCTTCTATTTCTAGCCAGTTCCATATTTGGTCTTGCATATGTTCTTTAAAAAAGCCTAAGTTTGGAGAATAGTCGTGGGCCATAATAATATCGCCCATCTTTAACAGCGGGGCTAGTATATTATACTCACACCTTTTACATCCGCCATCACATAAAACTAATGTTAAACCATCTTGTCTTATAAAAGAACGAATTTCATCTTCTGCTTTTTTTGTAATAAAAGACGTATTCTCATAATCGAATAAGTTTTCTGTTCTAACATCCACAGCCTTGTTTACTACTAGTGGCTTTAAAAATTCTTGGTCATTAATATCATAAGTACGAATAATATTCTTGTGAAGATTTAATTCATCCATAATATCTCTTAACATTAATGTCAGCCCACCATGAAATGTTCCAATTTCTAATATTCTGGCTGGAGTTATTTCTGCTAATAGTTGTTTAAATACTTGTGGCGTATTTCTGTGCTGGCTCATAAATAAATAGCCATAAGCAAAGCCACCCTCTACTGTGTCTGTCATTTATAAGTCCTCTAAAGTAAATTTTGACAATATATAATCTATATTATTGTTAGGGTTGCAGTTTTTTAAATACCATTGTCTAGCATTATGACTAACAAACTCAAGATAATCATAGTTATTTTTGATTAAATTCCAATAGTATTCCACATAGTCGCCAAAATTTTCGTATTGTGAATACCAAGGATTGCCATCCCAATATTTACAGGCATGAAAACAATTAACATAATGATAGTTTGAAATTAATGGATCAGGATAATTAATATCTAGGTGTGGTCTTAGAACAGGAACACCCACAGCAAAACACTCTATATCCCTATTACATATCTCAGTTCCTCCAGGTAGACTTAAAGCAGACCTATTCTCAGACAGTTCTTTTAAGTACTCAAGATAGTTTAGATTATTAGATTCTTTATTTTTGTCGATAATTCTGATAGATGGATCGGATATAGTTCTAACCATATCTTCTCTAAAATGCCACATATATCCACGAAAATGCAATAGACCCCGAGTCTGCTTAACATTTCTTTGGGTGTATATCTCATTAATTTCGTTATAAAAACTATCATAATATGGAGCATAGAAAAAACTATGATATTTATTAGTAATATTCAGAGGACAATCAATGTCAGGATTATCAGCCTCTACTGATCTAAAATTAAAATAATCAATATAGTTAAAACCACCACAATAAAAAAACTTATGCATTTTAGATGGATTCCAACCTAAATGCTTCATAAAGTGATATTTCCAATTATCAAAAAATGATACTATGATATAGTTTTGCGTATCAGGATTAATAATAGAAAAATTCATACAGCTATATATACTGCCATATCCATTGTTCTCATAGGATGGATCATTATGAATTTCAAAGGTATGTTGCGGAAACCGTGTCTCTATAGTTTTATAAAGCTTTTGAAAAAAAGAAGTTACATAATAGTTAGGAATATCTCTAAATTGATGACGTATATGGTATTTCATATATTGCCTACAATTGGTTCTGACCACCCCTTACTTACGCTGTGAGGCCATACCAACCAGCTGTGTGGCTTTTCTTTAGTTTCAAACCATCTCCAAACTTTACAATATCCATCAGGGTCTTTTTTCATTCTTTCAATTTCATCTATATCAGCATCTTGTCTAAACATTTCTTGGCCATTTTGATCTTTAAATGCTACCGCCCAGAAATCATAGTCATTTTCTGGAACTTGATCATATCCTAGATCAATACAGTGCTTAAACATGTATACTAAGCTGGCCTCAAAGTCTTCATCAGAGATTTTCATATTATCAAGCTTAGGAGGCTTATGATCTAAAACATCTAATGTAATAGCTCTATTTTTAAAACTAATACCAGCATACTTTTCATAATCAGACAATGATCTTTCATTACCAAAATCATATATGCCAAAGTCTATATCTTTGATTTCGCCGTCCATACCAAATAATTTGCGATTCCTTGAATGACACTGGTTATTTCTGTCTATCCATTTTTGATCATCGTCCCATTGCTTACTTCTTCCTTTTCTAGTATATTCATGCCAACAAATTACCTTATTTGGATAGAATAAATCATACCCCTTAGTAAAAGCCCTAGCGGCAACGTTGATCTCTTCACCATGAAAATAATAGTAAGGATCATGCTTAACCTCTTGAGCAAATTGACCGATAGAAAACGCAAAGTGGGCGCTGTAAAATCTGCCGGGAATAGGCTTTGTTATATCTTCTATCTCTGGTTGTAAACTAGTTGGTAAAAAGAATATGGCGCCTTCTGGTATAAATCTATCAAAAGTCATTTTCCATGGCTCTTGTATTCTAGCAGCCGGATCGTTGTCAGGATCAAAACTTGGGATGTATGTTGTTATTAGTGGTTTAGCATGTCCGTCCGCCTGAAGTTCTGAGACCATATTAATGAGCATTTCATCCCAGTCTTTAACAAATCTATGATGACTATCTAGCTGTAATGTATAATCTTCATTTGAGTATAGTGTTTGAATAAGATTTCTAGCCCAACAAACACCCTGAGAATCTCTATAGTCTATATCTAGTATTTTAAATCTACTATCTTTTTTAAATTCGTCTAAACTATCCCAACTATCATCAGGATGATGTTGCCAAGCTATACCGAATCTTAGATTCTCTGGATATTTGGCACTTTCTATTAGGTTGTGCAGGGTAGGTGATAGTTGAGGATCTCTATATGAGGCGATTTGTATAAAAATAGTACTAGTTTTCTTTTCTTTCTGTTGCGCCATAATAATGAACTCTTCTGTGTGTAATAGGACTTGCTAATAAAATTGCGGGCTTAACTTCTTTTTGTTTAGTTAGAGTATAAATATGGCTCATCCATGTTTGTTCATAAGGATGTTGCCATTTGGTATCCATAAAGCACTTCTTATTGCCTTGCTGACTTATTATATGTGGCCAATTAGAATAGTAAATCTCACCATCAGCATATGGTATACCATTTAAACTTTTAATATTATTGAATTGGGTTGGTGGCTTGTGTTGTAAGTCTTCAAAATACTCTACTCTCAAAGACTGTGGTACATTATGCCAACTCCATTGTTCTCCGTTATGACCATAAAATTCACTAAAGCTAAACTTTATAAAATCATAATTCTCTTTATTCATAATTTTAATAAGGTTACTATATAGACTATTTATTGTTTTAGAAAAGCCAAAATTACAAAATCCTTCATACTCCAACAACATATCATCCTCAAAGAAGAACATAAAATCAGCACCACTTTCCGCAAAGTGTTCAGCAGCCAATTGTCTACCCCCACAAATACCAATGTTGCCGGGCCTTATCTCTATGAAGTTATATTCTGCGACAATTTTATCATATTCATCAAAGAATTTATTTTCAGTAGAATTATTAATTAGTATTTTATTAGTTTTGTCTAGAAAATCACGATCATATTCTTCAAAAGAAGACAAGACCATCCTTACCTGTTCAGGCGAATTAAAGGTTAAGATATACAGGTTTGTTTGATTGGTTTTGACCTTAATACGAGAGTCCTGTAGCTGCTCAAAGAAATAATAGACCAAACCATCACCCTGAATTAATTCATAGTGGTAGGTTGATGGGTCTAGATATGTCATTATTGTGAAAATGCTCTCCTCTGTACCCATGTATCCGTCATCTAGGGTGTCATTTAAGAGTCTATAATAAAGATCATTGGCTGGAGATATGCTGTTTTTAGACCCGCCAAAAAACCCTCCGCGTACCACCCTAGTAATATTATCTGTTTGGCCATATTGTTTCATTCCATTTATATTAAATCCATGAATCTCAGTATCTGTTTCATATGGAAAAGCTATAAACAAGAAATTGTCTGATATTTTAATAAGATTATTAATAACTACAGGATTTTGAAAATATCCTAAGCTCATAGTATTGCTTAATCCACCATCTATCCAATAAAAATAATCACTATTAAATGGATCAAAACACTTAGCGTTATGTAGCAAAAACATCTTGCTCATAACCATAGGATTATAATATTCTAAAGATGCCTGCGTACTATCCTGTAACCAACCAACCTGATTATACCATTCTGGATTATTTCTTATGTTTTGTACTTTATTAAAGAATGGAAAAAAAGATCCAGCAAAATCTTGTTTTGTATGATAATATATGCGAGTATTATGCTTCGACCTATGCTGCCACACAATATCTTCTAATGTTGGATCAATAAAAACAATTAGATTATAGTCTTTAAGGTCCGCTAGAAGTTGAATGAAGTGATGAATATAGTGGTCAAAACTTCTTTGCCAGCCCGGTTTGGATTTGTCTCTATCCAAGTTCCAAATACCAGTGACAAAACAAATATTATGTTTTTTTTGCATTTTTAATAGCTTTCTTAACCAAAATCCTTCCGGCCATATCAATAAACGGTAAGCCTCTTTTGGTCGCTTCTTCTTTTAACCATCCCACGATAGTATCAATATTATTTTCACACCATTCTATTCCATTAGTATCCATTAGTAATGCTTTTTTATTACATGAGCAATTAGGAGTTGCTTTGATTCCAATTTTACCTAAAAGTTTTTTTAATTCTGTGCCGACGCCAGAGATAGGGGTTTGTGGATTTGGTGAAATCTTTGTTTCAGAGGATAGTCCTGGCTTCGGCACACTTGGGTAAGCCGGATGCGTCTCGTCCACCGTGATCTTGTTGCCTTCTGCGCTGACGATGCAGGGCTGGACTTGTTCAAGCGTGTAGCCGCGCTGTCGGCAGATCGCCGCTAGCTGATTCTTGCTCGTGTGGATCATGGCGGCAGGAATGAAATAACAGGGTCTAGTTGTCCATCGCACCCGCTAGAGCAGGCGCAGCCATCGCCGGGCAAGTCGCCGCACGCTTCAGGGCGAGGACCGTCAACGTTGATATCAAAGCCCCCGCCCGGCTCGACAGGGAAATACGGCGAAAACCCAGACCACTGCACGACTTGAGCATCTCCTACGGGGCAGCCGTCCTCGTCATTTTCCCACCGGAGGCAGACAGTCCGCGTGCGTCCGAAAAGCGCTCTTGAGCTTACAAACTCACTACCTGGAGGCTTTCGGCAAACGAAGCAAAAGTATCGAATCGTTGCCGTTACATAAGCCACGCCATCGCACCAGACAACTGGCCCAACGTTAGCAATCGAAACAGAGCTTTCTGTACCTTCTGGCGCATCGTCGCCGGGATCGAAAGGATTTTGGCCTGAACAAAACAAATCACCTTGCGCGCACACGGTTCCGAAAAAATCACCAAATGCCCCTTGGTTTCTAGTCGGTATTGCTATAGGCCCGCTTTCGAGATTGTTAATGCCCCAATCGACATACATAAACTCTGGAATTTCGCATGGCGGTCCACCTGACTCGCACGGGCCGTAGCATGCTTCCACGCACTGCCCATCTACGCATGGTCCTTTAATACATTCTTCTGGTAGTGAAGAGATAATGTTTGGATCGAATTCACACACGCTTCTAGTAATTGTATTTCCACTACAAGCAAACACAATACCATTAATAGGCCCCCAAGGGGCTATATTAATCGCTCCAGGTTTTAATTGACATAATGGAAACTGATTAGGATTTGAAAAGGGGGAACATAAAACTGGAGCATTCTGCTCTCCATAAGGAGTAGCACACTCGCTAGTCACTACATAAGCACCATCTGCTGGGCCATTATAACTATCATTGCAACAACGAGCAGTGATATGCGGAGGAACGACATCCCAGTATCCATCAGGCTCTTCTTCTGACGGAGGTCTTAACTGTACCACCTCTCCTGAATACGGAATAACATCACAAAATCCAGCGGCTTGCAGAGCAGTTACGGCACCATTTAGACTTACACCATCTTCATAGTTATAAACAAACCCACCAAAGGGTCCAGGCTGCCATCCAGTACATATTGCGTTAGTTGCCGATCTTAGTTGCTCTAAGCACGCCTGTGCGCATGCTTCACTAAAATTAAAATCGCAATTAATAGTAAAATAATCGCAACTTTGATTTGTTGGAAGGTATATTATATCACACACACACACGGCGTCTTTACAACAACAGCTGTTAGTGGTTGCTAGTTTATTATCGACCAATAATAAACCACCATTATATAGTATAAGCGGAGACATTATTATCCTTTATTTATCTTTAGTCCACTTATGCCAGCCTTTGTTGGGTAAATAGTTACCATCATCATCTTTACGCTTAGGAAATAGAGTGCCACCCTTTTTGTGTTGGCCAAAAGCTAAAATAGCACCACAATCCGCACAGCGTAGTTCGTAATAGTCATTGCCTTCTACACTTCGCACAACAAAGCGCAAATTAGTGCTACTGCATAGACCACACTTTTCTTCAGCAAAAATTTCTTGTATTAGAGCCAATTCCTTAAAAATTTCTTTTTGACCAGAACCCTCTAATTCAAATTCAAGCTTGTCTCCAACCTTATATTTAACTTTCATCTTTTAGACTCCTCTATTTCCAGCCAGGATCATACCCAATAACATCTTGAGGTATATCGTTGCTTTGTTGATATGATGATAGTGTGGTAATAGTTTTTACAGCATCATCGTATGATATATTATAGATATTCTTGGAGTCTATAGCAAGTTTATCTAATAGTTTGATAATATTAATATTTAGTCTTTTACCAAATACATCAAAGAAATTTATTTGTGTACTATTAATTTTACCAATATTATTTTCCTCTAAATGATGGGTATCAATATCTTTTGCTAATTCTTCTGCTGCTACTACCTTGCGTAGTTTAAGCGCTCTTCTTAATGCTCTTCCTTCGGCTCGTGTTTCTGCTACTGCCACTGGATGATTACGATAAATTTTATCACAATTTCCCCAATAAACATCAGCAGCACCACTTACGGTTTTGACCACATTATTATTTAAAACATACTTAATGGAGTGTACAACTGTTGCTCTGCGTTCGTTTTCCATACTAGGAGATTGAACAACAGAAGAAGTAGCCTCAATTACTGTGCAATCTAGGGCTATTTCCAAAATTCTTCTCAAGCCATCTGTAGTAGGATTGCCAGCAATTTTTTCGTCATCACTCAATAAACCCAATACATAGTCGGTCCATTCTAGATCATTAATATTTGGGATAGTGATATTATCATCAGCTTCAACGTTCTTCTTGGGTCTGCCCATCTTAATCTCCTAATTCTATATATCTATGATCAATGTCGGGAAATTTGTTTTTAACGGCCTCAATAGCTTTGTGCAGGGTGTTGTATAATACTCTGGCTCTAGCTTTAGAAAAGTCCTTCTTTTGCTTAACTCTTATCAACACTAGGCCCTTACCTAATATTAATCCTGTCTTTTTATTATCATATCCTTTGTTTCTTTTTAAAGCTTCGTCTCCCCATACTGGTTCAAAGTGGGAGGGTCCATCAACTTCGATAGCTATGTTTAATGTAGGCAGAAATAGGTCTATTTGCAACTTTGTATTTAGTAAGCTTTGCTCTTTATGAAAATCAACCTTATACCCATCACCCAATAGCTGTTTTAACAGAAAATCTTCTAGCTTAGATCCGTGCTTACTAGCATGTCTAACAGCAGAATTAGCCTGTTGTAGTATTTCTTTTTTAACATCTTCTGGCAAATTTTCCCAATTTTGTCTAGCTTTTTCTTGTCTCTTTTTCTTTGTTTTAGAGTCTAAGGTTTCCCATGCCTCCATAACGCCGTCTCCAATTTTGTCTTTAACGTCTTGTGGGCGTGGTTTTCCTTTGGTTGGATGCGTTGTTTTACCAGAGGATAAAGCATTTTTTTGAGCTTCGCTCTTATCTCTGATGCTAATTTTAAATTTTATAGCATCCCGTCTAATTTTATTAGCATATGTATCATACTTATCTGCTATGTCTCTAAAACTGTTTTGATTATTTTGATATTCTTGATATAGCAGATCTTTTTTTTGCTTTTCTGACAAATCATTATACTTCATATTTTTGCATTAGCTCCATTTTATCATTATCGTATTTCAAAATTTGTGTGTTTTTTAATAACGAGATATCTAGCTTATGTTCTAGTGCGTCCTTAAAGTCTAGCAACAAGACATAGTCATTTGTTAATAAATTATTTTTATTCGCTAAATAATCTTCTACGTTCAGGAAAATTATTTGGCCTGGATAAAATGTCATATAGAAAGTAGAAAGTATCGCGGTATCTACTAATAGGCCCGACGCTATATCGTCACTAAATATTAAAAAGTCCACAAGCTCATCCGAAGATTTAAAAAAAGCCTTCACACGACGAATAATATCAATTTGAACGTTCAGAGCCGACGAGTACACTGCAATAGAAGACATCGTTTTATACCTTATTTAGTGTTGGTGTTTTATAGTCTGCAAAAAATGGTCTAATTGTTTGTTTCATGTCTATTATTTTGTTGATGAGTTCAAATATGAAGTTGTTGTGGTTTTGAGTATTTATTATTAATTCTTTTAGCGCTCTGGTTGTTTCTTTGTTGAAAAAATAAATTTCTGGTAAATAATTGTCCAGATCATATGCTATATTTTCTATCTTATTGTTCATTATCACACAACCAAGCTTGCTTTTTTGTTTATTGTTTATAAATATTTGTGATCCACTTTTGTCAGAAAAATTTTGAAAACTTTTTTGATGTAAATAATTATCTCCAAACATAATAATAGTATCGCCAGTTAAATACTGATTGGCTAAATACAGACTATATGCATTATTATACTTCTCATAATTATGGTTGGCTATCATGTTTAGGTCTTGATATGCTCCATGATTTTTGTTTAGAAAAGAGCACAGCTTTCTACCATCAAAACCATAAACATAATGAATCCTACACTTAGGAAACGAATGTTTGATAATCTTATATTGCTGCTGAATGATTGTTTTGTTATTAACTTTAATTAATCCAACACACCCCTTGGATTTCATTCGTTTTTGAAATTTATCACCTATAATAATAACATTCATATTATTTGATATGCGGACTTATTCGCTAGGATATTTTCTTTACCAGCAACCCCAAATCTATATACTCCTCCACCAAATACTACACAACTATAGTTCTGATTAGAGGCAACAATAAAAGACTCTAATTTATGATGTACAATATTATTGGCGCCATTAATAGTCTCTTTAATATTTGTGTCATAATTATCTATAGATACTATAAACCTATACTTTGGATTAATAACAACAATATTGTGTAGAATTTCCATGTCTGATAGTTCTTTATCTAACATGCTTTGAATTCTCCAGGCATATTTAATGTTGTATTTGTTAATAATATTTTCAATATTAGCATATGTGAAGTGGTCGCTGTTGCTTTGATGACGAATAAAGATAATTTTTTGTGGCAAAGTGTCGCAGTTGGAGATTTGCTCACATATATTGTCTAGGTTCTCTAAGCTCATATTTCTTAGGCTAATCACGGCTAGATAGTGTAGCTTATTGGTGGCATGGAACTTATTAACCTTTTCTTCCATAGAAGCATCTTCCATATCAAATTGCTTAAACCATTTAGGTTCTCTATATCCTAGGCACTTTTTATCGTTGATAATATAAAACTCTTTATCATCATCGTATGCTTCTATTACCAAGTTTTCCTGTTGGTATTGGTCTAAATATTGTAAAGCGCAGTTTGTTTGAGTAATATTATCATATAGTGCATATGTGCAATTTTTACAAGAAGTATGAATTGTATTTATAGATGGAATCATAGAAAATCTTCTTTCTTTATACTATCAGGATGTGTTCTCATTGTTTCGTACACAATTTTATTATTAAGATGACCCTCTAGTGCTTCTACAATATTCTGTTTAGTAAGGCTCATAATTGATCCATTTCTAGCTACTAGTCCAGAAACAGCGTCTCTTATCAATACTTGAATATGGGCAGTGTTTATTAGGGATGGCTCGTTAATGACATTATGACAAATATATTCAATAAACTCTTTACTATTTAAGCCAGAAGGCACCTTCATTGATGAGTGTTGCGCCTGTTTAACATTAGGACTATCCCAGGCCACTTTGGACTTAATGTCTATACTGTCAAAACAAGCATCCCATACCGCATATACATGATCCCAGGTATATTTGCTAATACATGCTTGTCTAATTTTTGTGCTATTATCTAAACGTATTGTTTGATCAGTATTAACAAAGAAATTGTACATAATGTTGGTAGTAGCATCAATATCAGGATAAGCTCTATCTGCATTAGTCTCCATTTCTCTGAACATTCTAATGACCGGAATTTTAATGCCTTTTAATGATTCGCACACCTCAGACATGGCACTATAATCAACAGAAGCTATTTGTACTCCGCAAGCCGCAGCCTCAACCTGTGGCATACCAAAGCCTTCGCAAATAGCATATTGAATATACAAATCAAATAAGTTGTATATATCATTTAGGTCTCTTGTGGATATGCCGTGTACAGGACTAGAAACTGTGGCCGTATGATTTCCACAGCTTTTACACATAGCTAATCCATTGTGAAACTTAGACGGAAAAAATTTCTTACAATGACGACAGTGATATGTGAATAGTGCTTTATCTAGTACTCCGTATTCAAGAAGTATAGATGGAATATCCCAACCATTATCTTCTGGATAGGACGTGTGTAAATAAAGATATGTTTTGTTACATAGTTCTATTTGATTATTAGCTTTGAGTGCTTCTAAATATTTCTTAAAAGCTAACACTAGATCAGGAATAAGTTTCCGCTTTTGGTTTCTCATTACTGTGCCAATTATATTATAATCATCACCCAAATGCTTAATTTTGTGAGCTTTTTTATCTACTATAGGATAAAATTCTTCTGGATTAATACCAGCATTAGCTATTTGCGGAAATAGATTAATTTTATTACCACAAGACTTAAGCAGGGTTTGTTTGGCCCACTCTGTATATGGTATTACTACATCAGCATTAGAAAATGTAAATAGCCAATCATTTTTCGGAGGAGCTGAATCTGTGGCAGGCATAATCACCCAATTAAAGTGCTTTTTATATGGGCTTGCTTCTTGATATGCGAACATCCAGTAATCACGAATGTCAAAGACTATATGCGGCTTAAAGTCTGCCAAACAGCGATTAAACCTCCATAAACCAAATTGGTTAATATTATTAGACTTATACTGTTCTTGTCTAGGGTCATTAGCCTGAACAGCATTTGGATAAACTTTCCAAGGAATATCTTTAATGGCAGGATTAGCAGTATCACAATAACAAGCCATTTCAGCGACTTCATATTTGCCGCTATTATGAAGACGAGTTAAAAGTTCTTTACCATAAATAGAGTAGCCGGTATTTAAACCGCTAAAGTCATTGACTGTGAGAATTCTTTTTTTTGTTAGTTTACCCATAATTGTTCTAAATAGAAGTCTCTAGCACCATTAAGATACTAGAGACCCTATTCAGATTCCTTCTTTTTTTAGTGTTAGATCAGAAAGCAACTGTTTCTGTTTCATTCTCAGTTGCCGAGCTATTAGCTCTTTGCGTCTTTACAATATGACCAAAATTATTCACTCTGATCTTTATCGTACTATGCTTAACTCCGTCTTTTTCCCAGCTATCATTCCTTAATGAGCCTTCGACCATAATTAGATCGCCCTTCTTAAAAGATGCGGCTACGGTCTCGGCGGCACTATCCCATGCTTCACACTGAACAAAAGATGTAACCTTGTCCTGTGTGCCGTTAGCCTTCTTAAACTCTCTGGAAACAGCAACGGTAAAATTAACAACTGCTGTTTTCTTATCTCCAGATGTTACAAAGCGTAGTTCTGGATCACGAGCAAGATTACCACGAAGCATTACAATATTCATATCAATCGTCTCCTTTTAAAAGTAAATTACCAAAGTACCAACGTATCTTATTATAAAAAGTGGGGCGTAGGTGTCAAGTTCTAGCTACGTAAGCCTTGTCTACAATAAGGCCATCTCCGCTCTTAGACTTTGACCCCTTAACAATAATAATATTTCCGACGAACAACAGGTTTTTGTATTCGCTATATTTTTCTGGAAAAAACACGATAGAGTCAATAGATCCCGTGGTGTCCGTCATTGTAACGAAAGCCATTTCTGCTCCAGGATTTTTACCGGTTTTGGTTTTCGTAACATTAATAAAGTCTATCTCTCCACCAAGTATAAGATTGTCTTTTTGTGTTGTGGTTTTCAGTTCTTTGCAATTAATATTAGTCATACTAATATCATACATATCAATCTTAGAACAAGTAATAGAACAACCCAGCAACACATCCTCAGAATCTGCTAACCACTCAGGACTATCGTCTAGAGAATAAGGAGGATTATTTAATGACACTATCATATCTTGGATATTGCTTTTGCGGTTTTTATTAATTCTAGGCAGTCCTAGCAGAAACTCTAGACAGCCCTTTAAGTCTTTAAAAGAGACTAGATGCACACTGATATGCTCTATCTCTTTTTTGGTTAAGCTGCTAATTAAATTATATTCAAATAGCATCTTATTGCGAGTCATAGGCAAAAAGCTTAAAGCTCCACTTTGTATCAAAGCCTTTGCTGCTGTAGAATTAATATTGTTTAATACCAAAAATAAAAACTCTAACCATGTTGTTTTGGTCAAGTCCATTTTAGATATTATAGATATTAGCTTATCATATACTGATTTGCCGACACCCTTAATGTCTGTTAATCCAAAATATATAGTATTATTTTTTAAGATAAATAGCTCATTTTTGTTTCTAATATCTGGAGTTTTAACCAATACGTCCATTTCATTGGCGTTTTGAATTAACTCCTTAATTTCTGCTTGAGGATCTATTTTATCCTTAGCAAATCTTAAATATGATGCAAAAAAGATTTTGGGGAAGTGTGCTTTAGTATAGGCGGATAGATATGCATTAATAGCATAGCTTACTGAGTGAGACTTATTGAACGAATATCTTTGACTCTTTTCGATCCAACTAAAAATCTGTTCTGCCTCATCAACTGTTACAATGCCTAGCTTTTGAGACCCCTCCAAGAACTTACTTTTGACCTTTGCCATTTCTTCCGGTTTTTTCTTACCAATAGCCTTTCTTAACATATCTGCTTCTTGCAGATTAAATCCAGCTATAGCCTTAGTTATTTCCATAGCCTGTTCTTGATATACCATTTCCCCATAGGTGTTTTGCAAAGAGTCTTTCAGAGCTTCGTGAAAATAGTCCACAGACTCTAATCCATTTTTTTTGTCTATATAATGATTAGATACTGTTTTACCATCTCTCACAGCCTCAAGACAATTATGAACTATTACATTACCAGCAATAAAATTGTGGTGGGGCGACTCCATAGATATATCATAAACCTTTTTATATCCAGTGCTAATTTTATCTATATAAGTAGCCCATTTACAGTCATCGCTATAAGATAGTCTATATTTTTTTCTTGCTTCTATAATAGTATCTATATCAATATTACCTTCTGAATATTCTCTATGATGGTTTGGACATAAATAACAAAGATTTTCAACATCATTATTGGTATGTCTATTTCCTTCAAGGTGATTAACATCTAAAGATCCTTTATCCCAATCACAAAAAACACATCTGTATTCATAGTTTTGATAACATCTTAATTTATATGATTTAATACCATCAATATTATCAATACTAATTTTTGAAGAATGTCTGGATTTAATCTTTTTCTTTAATTTTTTGGTTCCGTTTTTCTTTCTTATAACCAATATCCTCATTCCGGGCTTCATATCTTTAAGCTCTACCCATCCATTAGGAGTTAAAAGCTTATGGTCATCTGTACATTCTACTTTATACCAATTGTATGGTAATGTATTAGTTTTTCTTTCATTAGTCTTTATCTTGATCTTGAAACATTCTTTAATACCACTATCAATAATATCTAATATTTTGTTTGAAACTAATTTTTTAGACTTTTCATCATACGATATAATTCTGTCATATTGACGATCTTTAAATAGTTTTTCTATTGAAATAGTTTTATTTCTTAAACGACCATCGGTATGAGTATAATAGCCTACTAAGATCTTAGTATCTCCAGCAATACACCCAGGTCTCATAATACTAATCAGGGCAGAAAGCTGCTCTATGTTTTCTGGCTTTAGTTTTTTAGCCATAGACCTTCCCAGTCTAGACTCTAGCTGAAAACAACCCTTGGTATTACCGTCAGATATAAGATCCCACGTTCTTTGACATTCCAGATTAATATTTTCTATAGAAGAATCGAACTTTATACTCAGTCCATTATTCTGCTCTACTATATCAAAGGAACATCCACAAGGGTATTGGTATTTTTTAGACATTTTCGTTCTTGGTGAAGGCGTTCTTAAACTTAATCTTTTGTCCCAAATTTCTATGTAACTTTAAAAATCTAATAATTATTTCAGCGGTATCTCTAACGTCCTTTAAGGCGTCGTGGGCACCTTCTTTGGAAATTCCGAAATAATCTCGCAAACTATCAAGAGTGTAGCTTTTTAAGTCATTATTATTTTCGAACCAATAAAAGATTAAATTCATACCATCAATAACATCTCTTGGATAAAAAATATCTGTTCGCCCTTCCTTATTTAGGTTGCCGTACTTATTACTAAGCCGATCAACAATATGAAGGTCGAATCTGTTGATATTGTATCCCGCCGCAATAGGAGCGCTAAATTGGCTTTTCTTAGAACTTCTGGAATGATATTTATCCAGATAGTTAATAAACATCTTCCATGAGTGTTCTTGTTTTGGATATTGATGCCAAGCCTTTAAAACATCATCTTGGGAACACCCCTTAACTTTAGAGTGAAATTCCAAAATGTCGGTTTCGTATCTATGGTCTTTGTTATTTTCTAGAACTTCTGGCTTGAAATGCATATTAAATTCTGACCCATCAATAACCTCTAATTGTAGAGGATCTATCATAAGTGCAGCAATTTGTACAGGACTGCAAACCCTAGGATCAGAACCGTCTGTTTCAAAATCAAAAACGCAAATCTTATTATAGTTGATCATTTACTTCTACTTCTACATTGGGTGATAGAAACGTTGTATTCTTTTCATTTGCTGTTGCATGAGCATTGATTGATCGACAGCAGCTTACTTTTACTGTTGCAGTCTTCTTATATTCAATACCTTTGTGTGTGAATGTTTCGCCTTCTGCAATTTCTGAAAACTTCTTAATCATATTTCTACTCCTTCTATTAAGAGATCTTGTATTGTCATAATCTTATCTAACATCGCTACGCCTAAAACATCAAATTTAATAATACCAATAGCTTCTAGGTCTTGCATTTCCATTCCGGCAATTAGCTGATTATTTTTACTATCAAAAACCATAGGACATAATTCGCTTAATGGCTCTGAACTAATAGCAATACCAGCCGCGTGTTTGGACTGATTAGACTTAGTTCCTTCTAATCTAATAGCCTGCTCAAACCTTTTTGCCAACGGCCCCTGTAGTTCTCCTTTGTCGTCAATATAGCACCACTCCTTGAGCTTTTCAGAATTATTTTCTAAAGCCCAACGAATAATAGATGCCTCTCCAGTTTCTTCTTTCATTTCTTGTAGTTCATCTGCAATCTTAGCTTCATCTGGAATATTTTTAGTAATACGATTCATTTCTTCAAAACTAATATTACCATATACTCTTAATACGTCCTTAAGAGCACCTCTTCCCTTGATGGTGTTAAAGGTAACCATTTGAGATACTTTATCATGACTATACTTATCTTTGATATATTGAATAATTACTTCACGCTTATTAATAGGAACGTCAACATCAATATCTGGCATACTAATACGATCTTTGGTGTTTCGGCCAGAATTATAAAATCTATCAAAGAATAGGTTGTATTTGATTGGATCAATACTGGTAATACCTATTAGATATGATACCAGACATCCAGCCGCACTTCCTCGTCCCGGTCCCGGAAGCCACCCACTTGTTCGCACATAATTTACAATATCTTGTACTATCAAAAAGTAGCTACTTAAATTCGCCCCCTGTAAAACATCTAGTTCATATTTGATTCTATCTACATATTGTTGTTGATCGTCTTTTGGTATGATATTAGCAATTTTTTCTTTCCAGCCCTTACGACAAAGCTCTCTAAGATATTCTGCGTCATCAAAACCTTTCGGACAATCAAATGGAGGTAGTTTAGGCTTGCTTAGGATATCATATTCTTCTATAAGACTAGCCACATATTGTGTGTTTGCTATTTCTTCTTCTGTATGCAAGGCTGCCATTTCTTCTTGAGAAAGAATATGGTAATTATCTGATGTGAAAAAGCATCCCATAGGCACATCTTCGTCATTACTAATCTTACGACTAATTTCTGGAAATGTAGTTTTCAAATTGTTACAGAGCAAAATGCGCTGATCAATAGCGTCCTCTTTACGACAATAATGTGCGTCTGGAGTACAAATAACTTTTGTATCTGTTTGCTTACCAATTTCTCTAATAGCTTTTGTAAGCTCTTTTTGTACGGTTAGATTTTCGGCATCCATTAGTTGGGCCTCTAAAAACACACCACTAAAGTGCTTCTTAAGATCTAAAACATGATTCTTTCCTAGCTCTAGCCAGTTTGGTTTGAGTTGATAATTATCCAGAATAGTGTCAGCTAGGGTTGATCCTAGATGTCCGGTGATAGCAATTAAATTACCGTCATTTAAAGCATAGAGGCTTTTTAGGTCTAGTCTAGGCTTATGATAATAATTCTCCGGTCTATTGGATTCTGATACTATACGAACGAGAGTTTTCCATCCATCATAGTTTTTAGACAAAATTAGAAAATGGCTTAATTCTTTATTATGCTTTTCTTTAATGGTTGGATCATTGTCGCAAATATAAAGCTCACAACCAAGAATCGGCTTAATGCCAGCCTGTTTCATTGCCATATAAAATTTAACAGCACCGGCAATATTACCATGATCTGTGATAGCACATGCTGTTGCTCCAATCTCTTTGCATCTTTCTGCCATTTGTTCTGGTTTAGATAGTCCATCCAAAAGTGAGAACATAGCCCACTTAGGAATGGACATGAAGCGGTATATAGTTGCTCATGTCCATCCAATTTTCTCCTTGTTGGCTACGACCTTCTCACATAATTTAATAAATATATGTAAAGGAAAGTCTAGTTTCATTTTATTAATATCTTTTTTGACCCACCAAACATTATTTTTGACGTATCCTTTAGAACTATCAATTCTATCTAATGACCCGTCTTTGTCAAGATCAATTTCTTCGCCTGTGATGGCACACTTTTTATTCTGGGTTTCTGTATAAAGTTTCCACAAAAATTCAATGGGTATGTAGCTATTCAGCCGAGCCAGGAGCCTTGTACTTTCCAATAGTATATCCCGGAACTGTGTATTCGTCAACTACATTTTCCATCCCCTTGAGTTGAATATCATGCTTAATTTGTTCGCACTTGGTCATTGCTGTATCAACAGAACACAACTGACCATCTCTATACTCAAGGATTGGTAGAACATGACTATTTTGAAATGTTGTTTTACCAAAATGACAAAGCTTATTACATTTCCAAGACTTATTTAATTGAGGGACTTTAGTGCTTTTAATTGTTTCAAATTTTTGCCTAATCATATCTTCTGTTTTGGGCAGGTCGTTCTTATCGTAGCATATGCTAAATGCTCCGCCATCATTAATGAAATTAATTGTGAATATGATATGTTCTATTTTTGGATACAGCTGACTTACAGCATAATGATAAATTCTTAATTGGGGGTCATTATGTAATTTTGCTAAGGTTTTTTCTTCGCCAGTTGCCCAATCTAATCTACGACCAGTTTTCCAGTCTACAATTTCAATAGTATTATCGTCAATAGAGGTAATAAGGTCAATAGTGCCTTTAATAGCCAATTGTCCTTCTAGAATTTCTCCATCAATATTGTATTTATAATTAGCCCACGGCTTATTGATCACAATATCAAAGTGCTGCTCTGGCTGTAGTATGTTTCTCAACCTAGGGTCAAAGGATTTGTTGTGGTCTGTGATTGCTTTATAGCACCACTTGTGGCAGTCTTTAAAATCTTTAACATCCCACTCATGGTGTTTAAACTGGGACGTATAATAATCATAGACCTGTTCAATAATATGGTCTAAATTATACTTGTCAACACTAATGTCTCCAAGAATATCGTCATTATATATTTTTTGATTATTCTGTGTACATAGCTTAATATGGGCTAATATTTCTAATACCTTATGACAAATTGTGCCTTTATCGGCTTTAATTCCAGATGGCGAACGTATACCTAGGACATATTCAATAAAATACTGTTGAGGACACATAGAGTGTGTTCCATAAGAACTGCTTCTTAAATATGTGATTATAATGGTAGTATTCCTTGATTTTGAAGAAAGGTCAAAATTGTATTGTTTTTTTGTTCAAGTGTCATATTAGAGTTATCTAATACTAGACTAAATCTTGTCCAATCATAATTATCTGGATCTAATGCTCGTTCTGGTTCAGAGTCTGAGTTGAATATGTCTTTGGTTAGTCTGATAACTATTCCATTATTATCTAATACGCTATTTACCTCATTAGGGAAGCGATTGTCTAAAATAATAGCCAAATCATGCTGCTCTCTATATATCTTTGATATAGTAGCATCCACCCAAATATTACCGTACATTTTACGAAAAATTTCAGTGCCAATAACCTCCATTACCTGTCGCCCAGTAAGATAGTCATTAGTAACCATGTCATTATAGTGTTTTTGCTGAATCTCTATAGGCATATCTGACCAACGAATATTGGTTAAAGTATTCTTATCCTCGTCTGTACCATAGCACTGCTCATGTGTTAATCCTAGCAGATTCATACAGATGTCTTGTTTTAATGGATCAGCAAAGCTATATAGCTTGCAAGAAATTGGTAGGAAATTTTGCTTAATAAACTTTTCTACAAATTCCCCTGAAGTACTTTTGCCAGATTGTTTTCTTCCAGAAAAGGCTAAGATTTTTGTCATACAATACTTTCTAAGTAGGTTTTGATTTCTGTATTAATTTCTTCCTTGCTCATTTCGCCAACGTCTGATTTGCTGATTTGCGGAATAAAAATTCTGTATGTATTCTGACACTTATTTTTGATTTGTTCTGCTGCTTTCCGTCCAGCGTCATCGTTATCTGTAAGAATAATAAGGCTCATAGCTCCGGAAGAATCTAATAGTATTTTTTGTCTATCGCTTAAAGAAGACCCAAACATAGCAACACTATTGTGTATACCATTTTCTTCTAGTCTCCAAACATTACCCGGACTTTCAACAATAATCGCAATGCCGCTTTTTAAAATATGCTCTTTAGCAAACCAGAAGTTATACAAATAGTTTTGACTCTTAAAGTCAGCATTATGCTTCCACTTGGGAAACTTCCATGAGTTCTCCGATGTGGGGCAAGGATTGGATGAACTGTGATATGCTTTGCAAGCGGGGCATTTTTCATATGTGCTACGGCCTGTGCATCCTACCATGAAGTCATAATTATTATCATAGATCGGAACCACCACTCTGTCACTCATCTCCTTGCCTTCTTTGGTACATAATCCAACATCATACTTGTTTAGTACTTCTGCTGAATAGCTTCTATCTATATAGTATTGGGCAGGAATGGCTAGGGACTTAACAATCTGACTTCTCTTAACTAGATTTGTACTTTGTACCGGCTGATTCTGTAAATAATTAACAACGCTTGTGAACTGTCTTTTTTCTCTATCTGTCTTGGAGATTTTTATGCTGTCCAAGTCTTTATTGATAAAGCCCGTTGCAAAATCTACGGCTTCCTTAAATGAACACGTTGTGTTACCGGGTTCTCTCCAACCATATTTTTGATTAGAGATTATTCCCCTGATGAATCCTATTACAGAACCCTTAAAGGTTTTTTCACATCCGTGTGTGCGACACTTCCAGTTGCCTCTATAGTTGTCTCCTTCTGGATATAGATTTAATGCCGAGATATTATCTCCACCATGAATAGGACAGGACATGGTAATCATTTTATGATTAAACTTAAATTCTAAACCAAAATGTTCCAGCACAGACTCTATATCGTCGCAAATTTCATCGCAAACTACTTTGAGTTTTGCCTGATCATTCAAAGGGGATTTCTTCTTCATTAGAGTAGTCATCTACTATAAAGCCTTCATTATTAGTTTTAACGTTGTTTACAATTTCTAGTCTCGTTCTACCTTCTGTAATCTTAGCACACCAACCCTTCATGAAACAATTAATATAATCGTTATCATCCAAACCTCCTCCGTGACGACTAATAACCGGGATTAATTTTCTATTACCATTATCGGAACCATCTTCCGCTATTTCTTCGTCGCTCTTACGTTTGAAAATACTAAAATTGCTACATAACCATATAATACGATCTGATCCGCTTGCAGAGTCAGTACTTTCTTTAGTTATACCGTCTCTGTTTAACTGAATAAAGGCCACAATAGGCACCTTATATCTTACAGCAAAATTATGTAGACTGGTCATCATAAAGCCTAATACCTGATATTCTTTCAAGTCTTGACTAATACCAGCGCTATCCATGAGTTTTAGATAGTCATAAAATATAACACATTCTTTAGCTGTTCCGTCATCATTTAAGCCAACCTCTTTTACAAGCCATCTTCTCATAATCGCCAGCTGATCTTCAAATGGCTTACCGGCTATACTTTTATGATATAGCTTCATGTTCTTTAGTTCTTGTACAGATTTACTTATTTTATTTTTCTTGTCTGGAGATTCAGAGAACTTTCCAGTTTCGATAACATTAATTTCTATCTCGCTCATCATAGCTAATAATCTGTGAATATGATCTTCTTTATTCATTTCTGTATCCATGTTTAAAACAGGAATACCTAGGGAAGCAATATTTTTACCCATATTATCTGACAATAGTGTTTTACCGGTTTTGGGTCTAGCTCCGATAACATTAATAGTTCCTTTTCTTAATCCTCCCCCTATTGCCTGATCATAAATGGGAAAGCCGGTAGGAATACCTACTTGATCGATCTTATTTTCTTCAAGGTTCTTAATATATTCTTCTACAGTAGCCCCAATTTGTTCGGGTCCAGAATCAGCATCATTAAGCAGTGAAGTGAAGTTAAAGATGCTATCTTCCGCTATTGCGATAATTGAAGATATGGGTTCATTACCACTAACGTCTAAGATTTTATCTTGTGCTTGTTCTAGTTGTTTTCTCAGGAGTCTTGCGATTTCTAGCTTGCGAATTTTTGCAGCAAATCTTCTAACATTCTCTAGACTTACTGGAAAATCCATAATAGCCTTGAGATGCTGTGTCTCTTCTTTTTTAGACAAGATATGAGAGACACCAATTTCCTGGGCTGTAGAATATATAGATGCAATATCAATTGTGTTAGTATTATTGTCACATAACGTTTTTAAACATTTATAAATGATACTATTACTATCAATAGTAAAAGAGCTTTCCTGAATAATATCTGCTATATCCAAATAAGCAGCATCTCCATATGTACAAATACCAGCCAAAACCGCTCTTTCTGCGGCGGGATCACACAAAATCATTAGCCTGCTCCTGTTGAACACTTGTTGCACTTATATCTTTCTATAGACTCGATCAACATTGGTGCAACTTTGTCTTTTTTTCCGCAAACACGACACTGCACCTTGATATGTTCAAATGGTGGCTTTCTCTCTGATGGTGGAGGCTTACGGATTTTCTTATCAATCTCCACATCTTCTTTGCACATGTTAAACTCAGGCATCCTACTGAATTTGTTCAAAGACTTTTTCTTTTTGGGTTGAGTAGCGGTTTCCTTCTTCACCCTCGTTTTTTTGGGCTGTGTAGTTGGAGTTATATTTTGTTCAGTTTGTGGTTCTTCTACAAGGCCACGCTGTAATATTGCTATTAGTTGTTTAATATCATCATTATTAAGACCCATGTTTCACCTTTGTTTTTTGAACTGACAAGATAATATCCGACAGGTTTTTTAACCCATTAGCCAAATAAGATAGTCTGTCGCTTCTTTGCTTGGCGTATTTCTTAATATTATTCACAGATTGGGCCTTGTCATTATGTTTAATAGCTTGTCCAGATTTTTCTAAATAGCCATAGCCTTTATAATTATTAATCTCATCTGCTATTAAATCTTTTAATGTTTCGTCTGCCCAATTGTATCTAGCTATTTCTCTATTAATTGTTCTTTGTGTATGAAAACTAAATTGGCCTAACCGATATGCTATTTGAGCACAATCTTCTGGTGTGAGCTTTTCTATTGTATCTCTACTCATCGTTAAATATTGATTAAGTTCATCAGACGGCATAGTATCATCCTTATAGGTAGAAAAGCCTATGGACTGCTCATATTCATCTAATATTTCGTCCCAATATTTTACTTCGTCTTTCGCTGTTTTAAGCATTGGAAATCCTTTCAAGCCAGATATCCGGAGATTCATTATAGGCTAATGATAAATATGTTATATTGTTAATGTCGCACCACTCTTCTTTTTCTCTATCTCTCTTTTGGGCCTTCAAAAAGTTTAATACCGTACTGTGATAGAATGATATAAACTTATAATGTTGCTCACCATGAACTTCAAAACAAATCTTTTTAAGTGGAATATAAAAGTCTAAATATAGAGTCTCGTTTTTTCTTAAAGGTATTGGTACTTCCTCTAATGTTTGTAGGGTAGGATATGCTAATTTAATTAATTCTCTAGCCTTAAGATGCAAGCTAGACTTATTTGCTATGTTACCCTTGGCCATATTTCCCGTTAATAGCCAATTATGAGAACCACCATCTAAATCTTTTATTAGCATTTTATGCCCATTGTATCCTTAACAGTTTTCACTAAATCATGATACGCTTTAGGATTCTCTAGTAGATAGTGTCTAACCTTTTCAGCTCCCTGAAATTTAGGCTTATCTTCTAAAGCAGTCAAAGTATACCAAGCACCACCTTTGTGAATGATACCCATGTCTGAGGCTAGTGTAATAGCTTCCATATATTTGTCAATACCCTGACCATATCTGATATAGCTTGTAATATTTCCTCCGGGTGGCCCTAAAGCAGAACATGCTACTTGCCACTCTATCTCTTGTCCTATTTGAGTACTATCGGCACTTAGAGTCCAAGGCTTGAAGGTTTTGGCTCTTAGCTTAATGTCTGTCTGATAGGCGATAGCCTGACCGCTCTTCTCCTTAAATTCTGCACCATATCCTGTAGGATTACCCATTAGGTGAGTAATGCCAATAACAATATTTTTATTTACTGGAATAACATTAGCGACCTTACGACAAAACTTAGCCAATAGTTTTGCTCCATCTGCTCTTTGCATCTTATCCATTTCGCTAGTAATTTCTGCTTCTGTACATAGTGCAGAGTAAGAGTCTATGATGAGTACGCATCCCGGTATCTCATTAATAATTTTTTCTGCAATCTGTAAATATTCTTCGCCGTGCAGAATCTTACCTTGTTGACTACCGATAACGTGAAATCTATCTAAATCTAATCCGGGTATTCCTTCTAGATCTCTTTTTTTCAGTCTACCTTCAATATTTAGGTAGTACACTTCTCTTGGACTTTTCAAACCTCCTTGATATTCTGGTTTTTGTGCTGTAGCAGCGAAGTCTAGTGATGTTGTGGTTTTGCCGCATTTTGGTTGTCCGGTTAAGATAACAAAACTACCTTCTGGTATGCCGCCATTCAAAATAATATCCAATGATGGACTAACAGGAATAATAACATTTTTACGATCAACAATGGCATTACCCGTTAGGATAATATCATCTCCAAAGTTTTTTACCACATCGTCTTTAAGACTCATTATCTAATCCCTTTAATTTAGAAATAATATTAGGTTTGACTTTTTGACCACCAAATTTTACATTATCAGAACGTTGTAGGTTCAATGACAGGTCTTGATTTTCATTACTTAGTTTGATCTGTTCTTGTTCTATGATAGCTGGTAGGTGTGGTGCTCGCAGAGAATATATTTTTGAAGCCTTGGGATTATTCAAGGCTCTAATAATAGCGGTTTCTGGATATTTTTTTAATAGTTGATACGCAGAAGCTATTTGATTCCTATAATATTTTTCCCATTCTTTAGCAACCCAGAATCTATAATGTAGATCCTTCTTATCCTTTTGTGCCATCTTTTCACAGATTAGCTCTGTGATATATTGGGCAGCAGATACGCTTTTCCCATTAGAGTACTTAGACGGATATTTTTTATTCGACATATTCTAACTATTATCAATCTCGCGGCCTGAAGATATAGCTTTGTGTTCTTTGCTTATGAGCATCCATATTCTTGATAAACTCATCAGAAAGCTGTGCGGCGCTCTCTGTCATAATACTTACTGTATTATTTTTCTTTGCTGATGTTTGTCTAATCATTAAGTCTTTAGTATGATCTTTTTTAGCCTTAGACGTTTTTTTGGTTTTACCAGCTTTGGCTATGACCGATTCTACCTGAGCTAAAGAAACCTTCAACTCTGTTGCAATATCTGATACTGACTTGTTTTGATCATACAGATACTTGATGGCGTATTCTGTTGTTTTAGATAGTCTGGGCATTATGATAACTCTCTTTCGGCATTATTAAGCCAAGCTAGATTTTTGGTGGTTAAAAAATTAAGGTATAGATCAAAGATTTTTTGGTTGACTTCTTTGAATTCAAATTGCTTTCTACCAATTTTCGATAAGAATTTGGTATTTTTGCCTTCGCTGTATAGTCCGATTGGATTATAAATCTTACCATATGTACCAATCTTGATATAAAATCTGGTAGGCTTATCATCTGTGCGAACAGACTTGGCAACCACCTTGTTGTTTTCTGTTTTTGATTGTGGGCGATCATTATCATCTAAGAAATCATGATCACCTAGTATAGTAAAGTATTCGTAGTGCTTTTCTGATGGTTCTCTGTTTTTTTGAAAAAACATAAAATCCGATGTTAGCTTGGCCATATTGTTTTAGTGCCTTTCTTCATTCGTGACATTCCTTTTGGTAGAGGCTTATCATCTACCGATTCTTTATAGCTATTATGTTTTTTATGTAGTTCTACCTTTTGATCGTCGCTAAGTCTGTCTCTGTTTCTGTTGGCTAGATCGCCTATCGTCTTTAGTTCGCTGTCAGACTTCTTTACAGAAGCACTTAATGTACTAACGTCTTTTATATAAAGCCTGTGTGTTGTTTTCTTATTGCATGAGATGCAATTAGGACTTTCAACATAGTCTTTTATATGAAAAAAAATTTCGAAGTCAGTATCGCACGACTCGCAATGATATGAATATGTGGGCATTATAGTGAGTATGATTCTGGTAAATAAACTGTCCATTCCCTGGGTATATCTGTTCTTATCTTAGATAGGTGGTGAGCTATAGGCAAGTATTTGATACTTTTTTGGGGCGTTATTGGTAAATTTATTAGTGGCATATTGGCTTGCTTTGGTGTTCTGTTGCGTTTTTTTCTGTTGCACGTAATACATGCTGTTACTATATTGGTCCAAGAGGTTGGTGTTCCTATATTATGATTCCATAATGACTTAGGTATAACGTGGTCGTATGTTAATTCGTTCATGTCTTTGGAAACACCACAATATTGACACATATAATTATCTCGTATAAATAAATTCTTACGAGAAAACTTTACCCTATAAGAGTTAATCCTATAGTATTTATTAGTTTTAGCTACTGCCGGTATGGGATACTTTTTATTATTAGTACCCATTATATAGTCATTTTTATAGAAGTCTATAATTTCTATGGTTGCGATTTGTGAGCTATCATTTTTCATAGACCAAATAATAGCCTTCTTCCAGTCAATAACTGTTAGAGGACTATAATCAGCATTTAAAACTAAGCATTGACTATTTTGGTTGTCCATTTTCGTAAGTGTCTAAGCGTCCAAGAATTTTGCCTATAATCGGATGTCTAACAATATCAGAAACATCCAAATATGATACTCCTATCCCCTCTACATTATCTAAAACGTTTGTCATAGTGTGAAACCCACCCTGCAAATGTCTATTTAGGTCTGACTGGCTAACGTCTCCAGTCAAAACCATCTTACTGTTTGTGCCAAGTCGTGTCAATAACATTTTTAGTTGATCGTATGAAGCATTTTGACATTCATCCGCCACTATAAAGCTGTCATGAAAATTACGACCTCTCATTAAGCCAAGAGGTACAATCTCGATCTTATTGTTGGTCTTAAGACTAGCATATAAAGCACTAGAGATAAAGTGGTTTACTTCGTCTAGTAAGGGCAATAGATACGGATGTAATTTTTCTTCTGCTGTTCCTGGTAAATACCCGATTTTTTCTCCGGACTCTACTACAGGTCTGGTTATAACTATCTTTTTGACCTTATTATCTAATAAATATTCCAAGGCCATACCAATAGCTATGTGTGTTTTACCACTACCAGCCACACCTTGACAAAAACTAATATAGTTTTCTGCTATAGTTCTAATATATTGTTTTTGATTTTCTGTTCTTGGTTTTAATCTATTGCGGTAGATATCTCCAACCGGCTGAATATCATTAGTCAAATCAATAACTTTAGGTTTTTTCTTAATGTTTTTGCTTTTTTTTCTCAAGATATTTCCTTTACGGATAGTGGGTTAAATTAGACATGCACCGCCAGCGCAACTAATTTCCTCTATCCCGGTCGTGTTATCCTCTGTCTCAGCAAGTTGCGTATAATCAACCTTCTTAAAACTATTGAATAAATCACAATAGATCTTCCAATTATAGACGTCTTTCATGCAGTATGTTAAACGTCTAATGTCGCTGTCGAAATATTTACCAGCAAAATTTTTCATTTTGGTCATAAACAGGAGCTTGTCTTGGTTGTCATTATCTTTAGCTTGATTTAAGCTGACATAATCACAAGCCGCCCACAAGTTGTTGTTAAAGGCATTTAGAGCAAGCTCGATTAAACCGGAACACCACAATGCTGCGTCACCGTACTCTTTAACAATTTCACGACTAGTATAAACCGTTGTGAAAGGAGCCTGTGGATAGTCTTTATCTCCGCTTTGAGGAATTAATGATATGCCAGCAAAATACTTACGATTATCATAAATATACTTTGTAACATCATCCCATTCATCTGGCTTAACCGTTACAGTGTTGCTAACATTATGACTTAGATAGTCTTGAGTACATAATGCTCTATTCTTGCCCGAGTTCACCCAATTCTTTTGCGTTTCTTTGACAACCTCCAACATTTCCACCGCTGGCAATTGATTTTTAAGCTTGGCTCCGTCTGGTACTTCTATTGGAAATTTAATAACCTCATCTGTGTTATTAGCTGACCAAGAAGATTTTTCACAGGCTTGTGGATTTAACTTCTTAAAGTGTTGGTATGGTGCTTCAAGAATATTGGACTGAACATGTCTAATATATCTCTTAGCGTGGTGTGGATGAATACCTGAGCTTGTGCCTAACATACTAGAAGATGTGCCTTCTGGCTTTAAACATGTTACTCTAGCGGCTTGATTGATGTCGATTTTCTTTGCTAGAGCCTTATTGGTGTCAACAGCAATTTTTGCACCCTTTGTAAGCACCTTTTCTGTTAAGACTAGATCATGCTTTTCCATAGTTCCTGTTAAGGATACTCCTAATAGGGCTTCTCTTGAAAAGATTTTTTCACTAACATCTCCTAAGTACTCTAGCTTAGTAAAACCAGCCTGTAAAGTACCGATGATTGCTGCTGCTTTGCATCTTTCATAAAAGTCATCTTCATCAATAACGCTTGAGCAGTTAATGGTGGATAGGTTGCATCCTTGCCATCCACTTTTGCCACTTTCTTCATCAACTGGCCACATACCAATTTCTACACAAGGATTAAAAATCATTTCTGTGGATTCGCTCCAAATGAATCCTGGCTCACCAAACTCCTTGACGCTTTCCATTAATGTTTGGAATTCTTCAAATGTGGTATCGTTTTTGAGTAATAGGGCGGAGTTATTACTACGTGCTCTTTGTGGATTTTCCATATACCAATTGCCAGTTTTAGCCTTAGCCATTTCTTCATCGTCTGGACTAAATAACGCTAAACTAGCAGAGCGACGAACACCACCACTTAATACAGCATCACTGCTATGCATTACAATATCATAAGCATCAATTGGCCTGAGTCTTTTTTGACCATTAGCAACACAACGATCTAATAAGGTTCTAATTTTTTCTAGACCATGTTGTAGTGGCTCAAATCCTGGAGCCTTACCTACGCCAGAGCTTAATGAAGATCCCTTAGTTCTGATATTAGAATAATCGAATACAACGTGTGTATTTTTATACTCCTTAAAATCCTCAACAGGCTTGCTAAAGTATGAGCTTAATAGTGCGCCTAGAGCATCAGCCCAGCCTTCGATACTATCGTCTACTACATATTTTGTGCCAACTCCTTCTTTTACATTATGTTCTAGTGTTGGTAGTTTAGCCACATGATGCTTTTGTACACTGAATCCTGTACCACTACCACAGAGTAGTAGCCAAAAACACTCTTGGAAAAATCTTAATCTATCACAATAACTAGAAGTACAGTTTCCTGTTGTTAAACCATTTGCTAATACAAAACTATGATCCTCTTCTACTTCTAAACACCATACATGATCATATACTTTTGTATTCTTAATATTTGTTACCTTAAATTTAGCACAACTCTTTCCTCCAATATTATTAATTATACGGAATTTAATGGTATATGGTCTTGTACCAAAATTAGTTACTTGACCAGTTAAATCGGTTTCAGAAACTATGAAAACACCAGCAATAGGAAAACATTTTCTGATAAATTCAATATGATCCAAATTACTAGATTGAATATTTCTATAGATATTTTTTGTGTAATTTGTATTTAGTTCTCCATCTGCGTCTAAATATCCTCTTACAAATGCTCTAATTAATCTTGGTTCATCTTTTTCTGGATTTGGGGCAGTCTTAAGATAAGTGCCAGTATACGCCATAAAGTCACCATCTAAACTTAATGATGAACTGTTTTTAAATCCAAGTTCTTCAAATCTATATTTGTATTTTATTTGATCTCCACATAATCTTACCATACTATATTTATATGTACCATCTTTGTATTTAACTTTTGTGCCGTCTCCGTAAACATAGCCATAAGCCCAATAAAGTCTTTCGTCTGGCAAAGCATTATCGTAGTCAAAATCATTAAAAATATCCGGTACTGCTAATAATTCATCTCCAATATTTAAATCTTTTGTTTGTTTCTTTTGTAGTGTTCCATTAAGAAGCCAATCATGACCACTAGTGGTAAGTATTTTAGTATCATCACTATTATGTCTAGATATTGTTACTTCTATTAATTCTTGATTTCCTCCGCTAACAACTTTTGCTCTCTTCCACATACCAGTATGTGTTAATACTGTTATTTCTTGACCATTAGAAAAATCAGCAAAAGATACGACACCTTCTGAAGATACAAATTTTGTATTCTTATGAAAACAATTATAGATTTTAGCATGACGTTTTAATATAGGTTCTCCACCAAACTGTAAGGCTCTTTGACTACCTAATACCTTTTTCTTGTACATCATATCATAGGCCCAGTCTATATCGGCCTTGATATCGCAATCAGCATACTTTGTATGCATCATGTTTTTAACTCTCTCTACGGCCTCCTTCCAAGTTTCTCGTCTGTTTTTATCTTCTAACCAACGAGCATACTTGCTAACAAATGTATAATTTTGTAGTTCTTGAAGGGCCGACATATTATCTCCTATTTAAAAGTGCAAGAAATCCGAGAATGACAATACTTTTGAAAGACATGTTAACCATTTCTGTATTGTCCATTATACTATAATAGATGTGTAAAAACAATATCATATAAAACGCAGTTTGATAGATCATAATACACCAGTCAATTCCCTTAGCCAAGAAAGATCTGGCGTTACATAATTTATTTTGATACCGCTCATACTAACAAATGTATCAAATCTTTTTTGTGCTTCTTCATCAAAAAGGTGTGTACCATGATTATCGCTCATAAATACGGTTGATACGCCTTCTTGCCACAAGGCCATAATACAGTCGCAGCAGGATTGTCCTGTAACATAAGCTATTCCATTATCTGGTCTAACAACACAATTAGACAAAGCATTACGCTCGGCATGTATCATCCAAGGATATTTTAGTGGCCTAACATTAGGTAGGTCAGTATCCTTGAGTCCGCGAGGAAAGCCATTATATCCCATCCCCAACACTCTGTTGTGATTATCTGTAATAACACAACCATGTTGAGTTTGAATATCGTGACTGCGTTGCGAAACAACTTTCGCAAGTCCTAAAAAATAATCTGTCCAGATTGGGCGCATTTAATCAGTTAGATTTTTCTAATAGTTTTTTATAAAATACTAATGAAGCAATTGCTCCAGCAACACCCATTATTATGCCCGCCGGTTGAAGTGGTGTCATACCCAGCAGATAGGTTATTATACCTCCAGCGTATGATCCTGCAACCCCTAAAGATATTGTTTTCCAAAAACCGAAATTCTCTTCGCCAGGAACTATACTCTTGGCAATACTACCAACAAATAATCCGTATACACACCATATCATAATACTAAACATTGGCTGCCTCCATCAGTGTTTTAAGTTCATCTTCACTAAGATTTTCACCTGTATTTAAAATAGCGTTCATCAGGTCCACACCATAAGCTTTGTATGCGTCTGGCGTGAGTTCTCTCTTGATTGCTTTTTTTATAGTTCTTTTGGTAAACCACGATCTGCGCATGGCGGTTTGTTTAATTTCGGAGCCGAAATAGTCATACTGTTGATTTTTATTTAGCAAAGAGCGCAGCTTGCTTTTGTTGCATTCTTGTAGCACTCTAATAACAGTTAATATAATACTGATAATCATTAATATAGCAATAACACTACCACACTTTTCAGTGCCATGATCAGGCACCTGCAATAAAACTTTTTCAGCAATATTTTTTAGTTTAATGTTATTCATTTTTGAAATACCTTTGTTTTGCAACCATTTTCGTCGCAAGATTGTTGGGGTGTTGCGGTTTTGGGCTGTTGCTTATCTGGTTCGCAATAGCCGCAATTCACTTTTGTAATGTCGTCTCCACTAATATACCAACCCTTACCCTTACACACTGGACAATCTTTTCTTTTATATTTGTCAGATACTTCTGTATTTTGAGCTTTAATAATACCACCCACAACAGTAACGACAGATGTGGTGGAACCTTTATATCCATAATCCCCAAAAACCAAAAGAGACCCTATTAATGTAAAGGCTAATAATTTATTCATCTCTTCGTCTCCATCTTGGCTTGCGTTTTTTTTCTTCTGGTTTTGGTAGGTCTATATCTTCAAGAGACTGTGGGGCAAAAATTTTAATTAAACCAAGAACAAAGCTGGTAATAATACTTATTAACCTGTTTAATACAATTCTATCTAAGATTCTCATAAATAATCCTCAAAACCATAAGAGGGTAGTTTTTGCACAGGGAATCCGTCAAAATTACTAAAAGCATAGCTGCCATCTTGAGCTAACATTCCAGCAGCAACTTCTGCACGAATTAAAAAAGAACCATCTGGGATTGGACCCCAATCTGGGTGTCCACCATCATTCCATTTACCCCAACTATTTTGGACCAAGAATAATGGCTCACTACCAGTATCGTCACACGCTATCCAAGCCATACAATGAGCCCAGCTACCACTAGGATTAGCTATGCCCTTCTTATCTCTCTTGTGAGTAAAACCATAATTAGAACAGACGGCTAATCCATAACCGTTAGCTAATGCGTCTCTGGCTTCTTCAATAGTTTTAATTAATGATACCGTTTTAATTTGGTGATCATTAGCTAAATCTATAACCTTATCTGGTAGACCTCTACCACCCCATCCTGCTCCTAAATTACCATTATACTTACTTAAATCAATAACGCCTTTATAGTCCTTACGTACTAAAACGCCACCAATTTTAGATACAAATTCTGCTGCTCTAGAACAACTCATTCCTTGTCCAGCCCAACCTCTGGCTCCATAAATAGCTTCTGTTGCGCCTCTTGCTATCCAAGACTCTCTTTCTCCATCGATATCTATCTCTACGGCTCTACTAATATCGCAAGCATTACGTGTTCCGTGAGACACACAATCTCCTGTTGTTTGTCTTTCGTTATACGGATTTTTGTCAAACTTCAACACACTCTTGTATGGGGTAGATAGTTTACCTTTACCGCTATTCTTAATTTTTTTACTAGCGGCTCCAAATAATGGATATTTAGAAGTTTCCATTAAATGATCAAAAATCTGTTGTTCCCAAATACAACCAGAAAAACCTTTGCGATAATTATTATAGAGTTCTTGTGGAGATAATCTTGCCATTATTTACTCCCCTCATAGCAAGCCCATGCTAATGCTTTGAATCCATCCACAGCCTTTTCTCTTAGTTCTTCGTTTAATAAAACGTGATCGTCTCCAATAGCTTCTATCACAAGAGACTGGGCTGCTTTAGGAAGATCAGGATATTTACCTTTGATATCTAGCTGTAGCATTAAACCAGCAAGTCTATTTGCTTGTCTAATCTCATCAGTATTTTTAATGACTTCATTCTCATTAGTTAGTGAAATTAATGTAGCCATATCATTATACAACCCGGCTAGTCTTTTAGCGTCCATTCTTCTATCTGCACTAATAGATAGTGCCTGAATAACGTCGTTAGCCTTTACTCTGAGTTCAGGAGTTTTGGGTTCTGGTAAATTAAGCTCGTCTACTACCACAACCTGTGGCTTGGGACCAAGAGGAATATTAATATTCTCTAGACTGGGCTTAAATATACCAATTGCCACTAAAACAGCTGCAACTATTAATAACCATTTATTATTCATACAATATCCTTTCCCTTACCCTTTGCACATACAACTGGACTAATATACGGAAACATCTCATCAGCCACTCTTACAGCCTCTTCACAGCCGCTTTGAAAAGCCAAGTCTCTAGTTTGTTTCCACGAGACAATTAACTTGAAAAAGATGTCCTCTTTATCTGCTTCGGTAATAACCACTGGCTTAACAGGTGGGACCACTACTGTATCCGCAACTGTTACTTGTGGCTTAACATTATTTAGTACAGACTTTGCACGACCAATAACAGATGCTAATAATGTTTGAATGGGACTAAGTTTATTTTTAAACATAACCCATACAACCAAACCCACACCCGCATATAGGGCCAAGTCTGTTGTGCTTAAACTACTACTAAACTGATCGAAACTTTCTGTAAAGTTCATATTAATCCTCTTATTTTTCAGAAATCTTTGGTGTCACATTTTCTGCATTAGGATCACTATCTTTGCTTGGAAAAACACCAGTATCTTTGAATGTTGTTACCATAGCATCGATTGTTGATCCTACTAGTATCATCAAAAACGCTTTGACATACTTATGTATAATAGGTTCTACAAGAGTTGGAACAAAGGGAATATCTATCACAATAAATACGCTGTCATAAAACCTAGATAAAATTTCCATCGCCACCGCTTTTTTATCTTTACCAGCTACGCCAACAGCGGTTACTTCAATAGCCTGAACGATTTTGGCTACGGCTAATTGTAAAACTTTCCACGCTTGTGATACTGCGACTATTCTAACTTCCTTGAGGGCGTTTTTTGCTTCTAGGATTAGGCTTTCGAGTTCTGGTTTTAGTAGTTCTAATAATGTCATCTTTTTTTCTCCTGTTATTAACGGTATTGGCTACTTCTCTTTCTTCTGTTGATGCTGTGTTCCACCAAGTTTGCTTAATGGCATTTCTACTGCTTATATATTTGTATAGCAGTGTGAGCTGCCCAATGATTAGTATTAGAGCTTCTAGTCCTTTGCTTGTTTCTTGAATAAGATCTTCTTTTTGGTCTACGTTATCCAATAAGCCTACTAGGTATAGTCCACTAAAAACAAAGCTGACTAATGTAAACCAAAATTCGCTTGTTCTATAACCGGGCTTAATCATTAATACACCCTTTATGTTCTTTCGATTCTTTCTTCTAAAGCTTCTAGGGTTTTCCCCAGAGTTGCTATCTGAACTTTAAGTTCGGTCATTACTTCTGTGTTACGCTGCAAAGCCATAGACAAAGCTGCTTGAGTTTCTTTGTTTACGGCCAATCTCTCCATTATAAATTGACGGTCTTGTAAATAAGGAGATTTTGTTTCGATCATATCTGCAACTTCCGCTTTGGTTGCCATATTTTTCCCTATAGTAAACCAAAAACCAAGCATAGTGACTATAATACCAATGCTTGTTGTTGCAAGACTTTCCCAAAAATGTATTATAGTATCACTCATAGATTGTTGCCTTTCTAAGCGAAAGAAAAAAGCCACCATACCTGTTACAGTATCATGGCTTCTTCCGTTATAGCCTTTAAAAATTAGTAAATAATTAATTAGTAATTAGTTTTAGCCTTGTAGTTATCGTTATATGGTGTGGTGTTGCCACGCATATATGTTAGTTCGCCAGGGACGGAGCCGGTTGGCGTTGCGGCTTCGTCTGTTGCGAAGGTGTCTACTTGTACTTGTGGATAACCAGCATCAAATGTGTTGGTTACTCTGTTGTACTTGTTTTGTCTAATAGCTGAAGTAAACTTACGAGTACGAACAACCTCTAACTTATTTATACTACGAATAGTATCTCCATCATTACCGGTTGTTTTGATAGCATTGTTGCTAACACCGGCTAGTTCTGATGTGATAAGACTGGAAATTGGCTTGACATGATTGTGGGCAAATTCTCCAGCAGATACTGCCTTACTGGCGTAGTCTTGAAGAGTTGTTACGTCCTCAACAACTACTGAACCAAACACACCCACTGAGGGTGTTGGAGTGGCAACACTATCGGCAACACCAGAGATAACTGATCCATTGGCCTTGATTGTGCCATTAGCGTTATTAACCTCTAGATAAGAACCGTAGCCGTTGCCTGTTAAAGATGAATTATTGACTTGTACTGTGGCCATTATGCTACTCCATAATAATTATTGGGAAACTGCCGTTATCCAGATAATACACCACTATTTGTCTTTGTGTACAGAATTAAATCTCATTAGGTTCTTTAGACTGTTTATAGATGTTGTTCTTAGTCCAAAAAGGCCGGATTTATTGATGGTGTCAAAATGTTTATCTGTCCATATATTGCCGGTAGACAAAACATTCAAATCTTTTGAGTTTTGATGCAGAAAAATGGAAGCTAGGATATTATCGGCTAAATTATCTATAAAATAGCCACTAGATGGATAAACGTGAGTGATATTGAACTGATCAAAAATTTCACATATTTTTTTGAGACAGTGGTGGTCGAATACTCTATATTCTAGTATATATCTAATTTCTATGCTATTAGCAGCTGTATATTCTTGTATAAGCTTAATATCTTCTCTAATTTTTTCATATTTTCTATTGGTCGCTAGATTTTGTGGCATAGAAACATCTATTGCCTTGGCCCCCATCTTATGGGCCTGTTCTATAGCAAATCTTCTGGTTTTAATATCAGATATACCCAAAGGATAATCAATCAGACAGGAAAGAGTAGTGTCACTTGGGATGATATTTTTGTGTTTTAATAGATAATATGGAAGAGTAATACTATTTATAGGATACTTGCAGACCTCGACCAAGAGGGATTTCGCTTCTGCATCAGTAATATCTGTATGGATAACAGCGAAATCAATATACATACTATTTTAGTTTCTTTAGTAAATTTTTAATGTAGTCTATATTTGGATATTTTTTTGTACCTAAAACACCATCTGCAAAACCATATCTTACAGCCTCTTCTGACGTCAAAATCCAATCTCTTTTTGTGGCTAATTGCGTCACAATATGTTTTCGTGCAATCATTCTTTTCCAATTTTTTTCTTTACTAATACTACTATTTATACACCTATCGGTAAAGATATCTATCATCTTTTCGCTTTCTTTTTCGCTCCATTGCACTGTGCTTAGGGCTGCTTTATGTTCATTATCAATACTTAAAGACCCATAGTGTATAAGAAAGTTGGTATTCGAACTCAATATTCTTAAATCGGCCGCTTGCAGCAAAACGCTGCTGCTAGATTCTACCTTAGCATAAGCGACAATACATACTTTACTTTTACTATTTTTTATGTTGTCGTAAATGCCAAGACAATCTTGCCAATCTCCACCCGGTAAGTGCATATGTACTAAGATAGGGTCTAAAGATATAGTGTTTAAATATCTTAGATTTTTTTCAAAAAGAATAGCGGATCTATAGTCCACACCAGACTCTTCGTTTTCAGAAGAAAAGTAAGAATGTAAATATAGTTCTCTATTTTCTATATCAATATTATAATCATGAATATTGCTGAGAGTATTATTATTGTTGATTGTCATATGTTTTGTCTAGTGTAGAATAAATGGTGTCATTTATTAGCTTCATTGTTTCTGAGTCCGTAAAACATTTACCGATAGCTACACGAAATCTATAGCGTGTAAAAATGTCTAAAATTTCTACGCCGTCACATTTTTCTATAATACTTTTGATTGGTCCGGTAATACTAAAGTTGGTGTGGCCGAGCCAAAAATTAAAAATTTTACTGGATGCCGTATGTTCATTGTATGGAATTAATCCTAATGGACTTGCGATTACTCTTACAGGTTTGTTATTAGACGTTTTAACGATTTCGTCTCCGTCTTCTTCCTGCATATCATCCATCAGGTCTTCTATATCATGAATATCATTATTGTAATCTCTCCATTTGGCTTCGTCAGTATCTTCTCCAAACGGATCCATCCATTTTTCCCACATTATTAATGGTTTCATTTTTATCCTTTATGTCCGATGTTTTGATAAAATTGAGACGGAGACACAATAGGGTCGTTATTTTTATTAGTCTTATTACCGTCTGCCTGTTCTAGTGTCTGTCCATATGCGTCTATTAGATTGTGCCAAGTCAATATCGACTTTTCCATAAAATTAATACCGCTAGTGTTTTGAGCAGCAAAATCTGACAATAGGTTTAATATCGTTTGACACAATCTTCCTTCATTTAACATAAATAGCATGTAGGCGAATTGCTCTGCATCTGTGGTAGAAGCATTGGGTAGTTGCATATCTACTACTATGGTGCCATTTTTTTGAACGCTGATAGTTAGTTGATTATCTGTTTCTTCTTTAGGTTGAGTTTTAAATAAACCTTGAATATACTTAATAATATTCATTTAAGTTTTTGTATGACCTCTAATAAAGTATTTGTATATTCATTTGATTCAAGAAAATCAAACTCGTGCCAAAAAGCGTTGCTATTAATATTCTCTGTATATCCCACCACAAAACCATAGACAACATCAAGTGTTTGTTCTTGTGTATTTGCTAGAGGCATATTATGCAATGATATCAGCTGCGGTAATAGCTCTAACTCATTAACAAAAATATATTGCTTAAGATACTGAACAAGATTGTAGTCGATCTCCTTGATATTTTCTGAGCTAAGTTCTAGACAAGGAAAACTAATTTTTTCTTTATCTATAGATAATACGAATTTTTTATTAGCAGAAATATCGGCAGCAAATAGTACACAGTGTATTCTTACCTGATATAAGTCACTCACCTGTTACGCTCCTGATTGTTTCTATAGCCTTATTTAAACCTTGTCTTACAGCTTCTCTAGTAATACCGTATTTTTGACCAATCTTCTCAAAAGTATAAGACTCAAAATAATATAGCTTGATATAGTCTTTTTGTCTAGTGCTTAGGCAGTCTAGCGATAAGAGGTTATCGATTAGTGTTTTTAGGTTTTGTTCATTTTCCTTAGCTATCATAATATCTTCTGGAGACATAGACCTATTATCCTGAGTTAAGCTGTTTACTGCTCCAGAATCATCATTCTCGTTCAAAACATGATCTAAGGAATAGACCTTTTTAAACTTTTTGTTCTTTTTGTGTTCTTTAGATACATAGGTTTGTATAGCCCATAAAGCACACTGGTTTCTGTAGGAATACTTGGTTTTCTTAGTGCCTTTATTGTTCTTATAGTTTTCGTCCCATCTCCAGTCCGCCATCATAATGGCACTAGCTACAGAAGATATGGCGTCTTCATCCTTGAGCATCTTAGAAGACAGTCCTTGATAAAACTGGTTGGAGAACTTAGAAATAGACTTCTTAGCCAACAACATATAAGTGTCTAGACTATCAAAATGTAATTCCTGATGATTTTTATACGCTATTTTTTGATTACCAATTCCATTCAGCTGTAGTAACATATTTATATATTTTCCTTGTGTAAATCCTGTTCATTTTACTATAATTACATTATTATAGTATAAATGATTATTCCTTAGTTAGCTTCTTCCAAGCTTCTGGATCAGGTCTATCCTTATCTCCCGGTTTAGCTGGCCTATATTTTTTGCCTTCTCTTTCCTTTTTCTTGCGAATATTATCCCATAAGCCGGGTTTGGATGACTGTGACATCTCCTGATTAGTATCGACCTTTGCCTCGTCAGAGATTAAGGTTTTATCGTCTTCAGTCAATGGCACATTCATGACAAAATCATGAAGCTGCCCCATACTTTGGCAAGCTGCGTCAATCTTACCATCTGTCCACGCAGAAGTCAAGCGTTGTGTTACAACCGGGTCCGTCACCCTTTCAATCATAGTACCAGCACAAGAGTGGGCTTGTTTTAAAGCATTCAGGGCGGCATTGGTATTGTTAAGAGGATCATTGGCTTCATCGTCGCCATATAAATCATCTAAGTTTTTCATTGTAGACGGACCTAGTTCAAACTGATTAATATCATTATAGCTATCTGCTTTAATCTTAGCCTCCGTCACAAACATAACAAAGTCATGTATAGTTCTCATATAGTCTTCTGTAATAGCTATTTTACCCTGTAGCCAACTCTCAGTTAAGTTTTCTCTGATAGCCGGATTCTCAAGAGCCGAGATAATGGACTGACTATGTTGCATAATGGCCCTTAATGAGCCTACACTCATTTGATAAAAATCGTTTTTATACTCCATCATTTCTTGCTTAGTGGTTTCTTCTTCGTTTTCTTCTACTTCTACAAAGTCACCATCTTCTGCTTTGCTTTGAAGTTTTTGATTAACAGCACCCAGTATGTCATATATGCGATCCATTATTCACCTATTATAAGAAGAAAGTTTTTTCATTTTATTACCATGCTTTACACGACCAATATCGTGCTTTCCATTTGGGTCCAGGATTATCACAATTATGTCTTGCTCTAAAGCTTCTACGTCTTTCAGGAATGTTTTTCTTGATCTTCATATTCGGGTCACCAAAATTTACTTTAACAACATTACCTTTATCATTTTTGACATAAACGCTGAATTTTTTTGGGCCGTCTGGTGTTCTAAAGGGTTTGTTTAAAGTAACTTTACGTCCCTGATATTCGGACGCTTTAGCTTCGCCATCATACCTAAGATATCTGCCGTCTTTTTTATAGTTGCCTCTTCTCTCAAAATAATAGATTTCATATGTGACAGGATCTACATATTGGAATTTGCCTTGTGTTGGTATAACAAATTCTTCTGTTTCTTCTCCGAAATCAACATAATCACTATCGCTTGGTGGCACTATTTCAGAAGCCTCTACTAGTTCAACCTCTCCACATTCCGAGCAATCATTGTAAGATAAAGAAAAGCCTAAAATATCTAATACGCTAGAGAATAAACCTCCAGCACTCTTGCGAGTCTGACCTAAACAAACAGCCACCCTTTGCTTTTGGTCTGGATAATCTTTTTTCATGGTTTCGTTGCCCACGCAACGTCCCACAAATTTATCTTTATCTTCGTTTGGTTTTGGCTTTGGTATTGGCATAATAACTATTATTCTTTAAAAGTGAAGTTAAAATAATATCAGCAGTACGATCCCAATTGTAATATTCAGCCGTTTTAATACCTTCTTCGTTGGTATCTATACGATTATTATACACATATTTCATATAATGTGCAGTTTGATCAATCTCGTCCTCACCAAGCTTGGCCCAATTTCCAAAACCATTAAACCATTTACCATCATTAGCCGGTTCTGTTTCTGATACGTGTATTAAATACGAATTTTTATCATTACAATATTCTGTATGAGCAGAATAATTTGTCGCTATAACAGGTTTATTCATAGCCATGCTTTCTAAAATTTCATTATTCCAACCTTCTGCCCTAGAAATAAACACCCCACAATCACAGTTGAAAATAAATTCAGCCAGATGATATTGGGTAGGCAATCTACCAAAGATTTTGATCTTATCTTTAAGCTTACATTGTTCCACTAAGCCAAACCAGTAATCGTTTTCTTTTTCTGTCAAAAATGGATTAAATGGTAATAACCACAACTCCACATTATCTTCTTCCGTAAAAGCTCTTTCAAAAGCCTTTAATAAAATGTCTTGAGATTTTCTATGTTCCCATTTGCCTATATGAAAAAATGTATAGTTGGGTTTTTCTACTCTGATTTTGTTTGGTACAGAAAATACCGACATGTCAACTCCGAGAGGAGCTACATAAACCGGCTTTTTAACGCCATTATCTAATAGAACTTGCTTACTCCAATTAGATGCGGTAAAAATATAATCAGCATAATTAAGATGATGTACTTCTTTTTGGGTTAATCGGTCTATTTCAAAAAAGGGAAATACATAATAATGTCCATTACCAACCTTTAGAGATAGGTCGTATTGATGCCAAATCTTTAGGCATGGGGCAGAGTAGTCAAAAGTGTGATTGTTGTTTAATAGCTTATTAATAAGAACCTTATCTTCTTCTGAGTTAACCTCTATATTAGACCCTATGGGAAATACAGAGAGATTTAGATCAAGCTTAGATAAAGACTTAACGATATTTAGCGAAGTAATACCGTAACCTGTACCATTAATGGGGCAATTAATGCTTAAGTTTTTCATAATATATTCAGACTCCTAATGTTGGGTTTTTATTGGAATGAATTTGATTGACTCTACAAAACTGCCCGCATCTTGACATATGCTTAATCGATGATGATCCGATATAACAGCAACAAGACCTAATGCCTCCTAGTAACTCCTGTATAAGTTGACTAGTCGGGCCTTTATATTTTACTACTATTTTTGTACCTTCGCTAGCCCTATAATTCTTATTACTGTTTTCATACAGATTTTGTGCGTGGTGTGTGCTCATGCCATAATATGTAAATTGTGCCTTTCTGACTTCTGATCCGCCAGGATCTAAAGGTTGCCACCACTCATCAAGAACGTTTCCTGAGTTGTCTATAATAGCTCTACGATATTCATAGTCCCATTCCCCTTCACAACTATCACTACCAGCAAAATATCCTCCTAACATTACAAAATCAGAACCGGAACATAAAGCCTTGCAAACATCACCAACATTCTTATGACCACCGTCTGAACAAATTAATCCCAGTTTTTTGTCTCCGTTTTGAAGCCCATGTGCTACATACGCATTTTCTAAACAACAAGACAGTTGGGGCAAACCACACCCTGTTAAGAAGCGTGTGGTACAAGCAGACCCTCCACCGATTCCTGCCTTCACAATATCGACACCGCCATAAAGTATTAGTTCTTGTGTAGAAGATGTGTTAGTGACATTTCCTGCGATAATAATACTTTCTGGAAAATTATCTCTAACTTTTTTACAGTATTTAACAAATACATCCATATGTCCGTTGGGAACATCTATACATATATTTGGTTGTATGTCTGTTTGTTTTTTAAAGTCTAATAAATGATTAAGGTCGCTTTTTTTATACCCAATAGAAACAAAGGTATAGTCTAAGTTTTGTGGGTGTGTTTTAAAATAATTGACTAGTTGTTCTACTGTATGATATTTATGTAAACATGCTATCATTTTATGATTTGCTAAGTCTATAGCCATATTAAAAGAGCAGAAGCTCATATTAGCACACATTATGGGGATACCGGTCCAAATGCGTGGTGAATGATAAAAATAAAATGTTCGTTTCAAATCAATCTCTGATCGGCTTGTTAGCGTTGATCTTTGAGGCACGATCAACACATCATCAAAATCTAATTTGGTTTCATTAATTATCTTTTGCATCTAACTTCCTTAAATATTCATCAGTATTATAACAAGAAATATGTTTATTATCATCGAACCCAACTTCGGTTACGCAGATTTTTTCATGCGAAGTTAAGCCTCTTCCTTTAAAGTATTTTAATGTAGCTAAAATAGCACCTCCATGATCAATAGCATCAATAATAAAATAAAGCTGGCCTGAGCGCACATAATATTTTGGCATTGTGGTTTTTTCCACGACTATTAAAATTAATTAAACATCAAAAAATTGCCAGCGTCGATACGGTTCTATATTTTCGTCTGTATTTATGTGTATTAAATAAGACTTTAGGTCATTCCAGCAAGAAAAAACCATTTGATGGGGGATGGTTCCAAAAATCCAGTCGGGAGTGTGTTTTTTCCCTTGTTCCATATGTATTAGAATAGGCTTTTTAGATCTATTCGCCGTAAAAATTTCTTCGTAAGTGCCACACGGATGAATATCTAGATCTAGATTTACTATTAAAAAATCACTAATATCTACCAGTCTAAGATCCACTCTACGAATCACTTTCATCATCTCAGAAAGTTCATCATATCTTTCTTTTTGTTTTAGTTTAGTTTTTATCACATGAGAGTCCTTATCTTCTAAGCCTGTGTTCGTAGGCTTAGTAATAGGATTAAATACTACCACCCCCATGTTTTCTAAAAATGGGGTGATGTTATCTCTCCATGTGGCGCCTCTATCGGCAACTCTATCCATTGCACCGGCCAAATATACTCTTTGATTTTTTAGTCTATTCATTTTTATAAATCCAGCACCCCTGCATGACTTTAATTTTATCCTCTCCAAATTTTTCGTTGACAGCTCCTATAACACCATGCCAATAAGGACAATAATCATGGCCAGCAATATATCCATTCTTTTTGACTTTTGGCAGCCACGTTGCAATATCTTGTTTAACCGAATCATAGGAGTGGTCCATATCAATAAAAACAACATCACAAGAGCTATCTTTAAATATTTTTGCTGCTTCTGTTGCTGGTTTTCTGATAGGTGTAAATTTTCTACTGCCCATATTGGCTAGAAATTGAGCATAAATATCTGTGTTTTTAGCTATTTTATGGGTAGAATCTTGTTCACTAATGGATCCTCGCCAATGATCCACTATATAAATAGAAACAAGTGGGCTGGCTATGTCACATAAAAACGACGAGCTTTTACCTAACCATGCGCCACACTCTACAAATGTACCATGACCATTGATGGTAGACAATAAAAACCTATAAACATCTTCAAAACCAAACCAACCATCTATATCAGCAGAAGTTTGCATATTGACTACCTTAAATAATTATAATACGATATATAATGATTAATAGTTAAAATAGGACCATTTTGGGCACACTGTTCAGCATAAAGCCCATCATGAATATATGTATTTTCGATATGCCTGACCAACTTATTATATTTCCATCTGACAAGATAACAAGCTGTGTCGATTTCATAAATTTTTGGAGCAAACGAAGGGGCAAGTCTTATCGATTCATCCTTATTGACCTGTCCCCAACACATAATAGAAAAATCATATTCTAAATATGGTCCAATGGTTTTGTATAAGTTGGGATGTATGATATTGTCGTCGTCGTGAAATAATATTAAATCATCGTCTTTAAACGGATAATTATCTAACACATAATTTCTTGCTTTAATGCCCACAAATCCAGTATCCAAACACTGCAAAACAGTTGCACTATTAATATTAATAGTATCTGATATGGAATGGCAGATGATCCATCTACTTTGTGGGGGTATTGTGTGTTGTATTATGGATAGATTTTGAGGACGAGAGCATGGCGTAATTATATACAACATAAGACCTTACCACGGATCTACAAAGAGAAAGGTGAAGAGATTATTTGATTGTTTAACTCCCGGAATATGGCCGCGTCTGGTTTCAGACATTTCTCGCAAACCAGAGTATATACCCAAACACAAGCTTAGTATGTAGATGTAAAACATAGACTTATTATACAGTAGAGCGATAGGCTTGTCAATACGTTATGTCTTAAAAAAGCATAATTTGTGATGGATTAATTCTTAAATCAAAATCTGGTAATAGACTATAAAGATTTTTATGAAAACACACATGTTCACAATCATAACCTTCATATTTACCAGACAAAAAGGCGCTACTCTTATATATGGTACTGCCACCAAAAGCACTATTAACTTTGATCGGCGGACTACCTATTGGTGGTTGCCACAGACCAAACCATAACATAGGATCATAGTGATAGTACTCATACTGAGCCTGTAAATCCTCCCACCAACTACCACGATACGCCCAGCAATCATAGTTCCATAAATTTTGGTGTCCTAGTGTATGAATAAACTTTATTTCAAAAGAATTACCTGCTATGGCTTTGATTTGATGTTCTTGTTGCATCCAACCAAATGAGTTCATGAGACCATCTAAACTAAATTTTTGAAAATCCAAATCTATTACTACAACATAATCAACATCTTCATAATTTTGTTGTATATATTCTATACAAAAGTTTCTGTGTTTAGCTAGGGCGGATGTTCTGTTTTGAGACTTTAGTAAGGAAGGGTTTTCTTTGGTGAATGCCGCTAGGTCTAGTTTTTCAGAAACATAATTGAATCCAGAAATTGTTTTGTGTAGTAATTCAAGTTGTTCTGGCGTGTTGTCTGAAGAGTCGTTCTCATAAACAAAGTAGGAGAGTTTACCGCAGGTGGCTCTGATCTTATCTAATTGCTCTATGTTAGTTTTGAGACTGTTAGATAAATTTCTAGCTAGTCCAGCGAATATAATATGCTTATCTTTTAAATAATTTTGCCCTGCTTCTATGTATTCTAGATACTTAGACTGAAATTCGGGTAATACTGCAAATAGTGGTTTGGATAACATTATATGTTGATTTGTTGAAGGATGTTTTTCATTGCGCTATATCTATTCTTAAAAGAAGTAGCATGAAAAAAACGAGTATCATCAGGAATTTTTCTTGCGTCATTAATATGTGGATTCCACACATAGTCTAGTTGCTGCCATAGGATATTATCGGCATTTGGAGACATATCTATAACTGATTTATCTGGATCAACACCAAGTAAAGATAGCATAGCAGCTTGTTCCCACCAACACGATGAACGTCTAAAGTCATTTAGAGGCCATAATTTATGAAACCAAGATAAGCAACTTTTATTTAAAGGCCATACTCCACAATTAGGTACATAGCCGTCATCGGTTTGATGTACTACTAGTCCTGTATCTTTTTCTGGTGGTAAATCATCCATAATATCTTTATCAAACCGACAAATAATAATATCAGAATCAATCCATAAAACCTGATCGTATTTATCAAATAATTGTCCAATAAGCTCTATTTTCCACCACGAAGGATGTCTTTTTTTAGTTTCTTCACTAAAATAGCTTAGACTAGGAATAAACAAATCATAATTATGGTTATGACTATAAATATAGAAGGTTGGTGCAGCCAGACTTAGTAGTTGGGCATGTTCGCCAAAACCAAAAGAACACAATACTTTTTTCATTTTTGATAAACCAAGACCGTTTGACGCCCCCAAATATCCTTGATTAATTCTTGAATAAAAGACCAATCACCCCCTGCTAAACCACAGCCAAACTTGGGCGCATGTATTTGAGCTTTATTTTCATTGGGATCAAAAGATGTTTGTATAAATTTAGCTACCTTAACCATGCATTGTGTTAAGGCATAGTAGTTAAGAGGTCTAGGATTAGAATTACAAATCACACCATTTTGAGCAATCATATTAGCAAAAATCAGCTTGTGTCCATATGTAGGGTCTTTATCTACTTCTACAAACTGCACATATCCTAATGAGGACTGAGATCCTAACAGATGATAGTTCTGCTTGACTATAGGATAGTGTTTGGCTACTCCAGCCGCAAATCCTGCTCCGAACAAATTAATATTATTGCACACATGGGGTACTATTACACTATAGCCATTATTGCCTTGACGAACATAATGTCCTACATGATCAAATAAATCGCCATTAACAATACGAATATGGTCAGCGTGTTTTGATATAGTTTTCATGCGATAGCCACTCCTGCGTTATAATAGGATAGGCAATCGCTCAGTCAACTCATAAAAATTAAGGAGCTGGAACTACAGGAGTAATTACAAAAACCCCATTATAAAATTTGTCTCCATACTTATCGTCAATGTCGCTAATAACTGGAGTATTATGTTCGTATGTGTCTAAAACAGATCTTCGGCCAGTTTTACTGCAAGATACTACTGCTAAACCATTTCTAATAGTTGTTGATGATGTAACAGCATTAGTAATATCTGTGTAGGGTCTAGTTGGCATTATATGCTCCTTAAATAAAAATAAATGGCTAATTATAAGTTATTTTTCTATCTTGTGATACACCGTTAGCTGTATTTATGATAAACTAGTTCTAAATTTATGGGAGTTAAAGAATATCCTTGATTGGATGATAACCTGTTTATTGCCTCATTAATTGCATTGTAATGAGTAGTCATAAAGGGTCCAGCGGTGGGACTCAGCCAAGTGCTTATTAACACTAATTCATTGTCTATAATTAGAAATATGGGATTGCCGCTATCTCCGACAATAATAGTTTCAGACCATTCTGGGTATGGATTTACTCCTCCGCTTGGACCGCTCATATTGTCAAAATTAATAAAGGTGCTTATGGTAGTAATAGTTTTGACCAAAGCCTTTTCTTCTTGATCTAACCCCACAGAAAGTAGACCGAATAGTTCAGATCCATTAATGTTTAAAGCCTGAATATAATCTTTATAGTTAGGCGGTAAAACTTTTGCTATTTTTATATTACTCGGAACGTCATTATCCAACAGTCCTATAGCTATATCGTTTGGAGCAAAATCATAGGCTATTAAATTTCTTCTAATTGCATTATTGTTTTCATCAACAAATATTATTGGGGTTCCACCGTTGGGCAGTATGGCCGTTGTAAAGTGCGTTGCTTGTATAAAGTGCCTGGTTGTGACTAGGGTTCCAGCGCGTTGCCACCAGTTTGCACCACTTCGTTGCGCTGGACTAAAACAACTTATATTTGAAACCCCATTGATCCAGCAGTTAGGATTACGAACCCACGTTCCGGCATCACCAACTCCACCATAAGGATTTTGAGATGAATAAACTAGACGATCAGTAGCTGGGTTTTTACCAACCAATCTGTTTGCTGTACTAGAATTAATATGGTTATAAATAACATTTTTATCTATAGGAAGAAGATTATATCGTAATTTGTTATTATATAATTTATTTCCCCTAGTATAAAATGGCATTAGGCTACTCCTAATAAACCGCAGCCGTTGACTCCTCGTTTCAAAGGATATGGGGTTCTATTTTGGAATGTTACGGTTCCTTCGTATGTAGCTCCAGCCGATGTTGGATAGGCGAAAGAACTGTCGTTGAACGTGGCGTCGCCATTGACGGCGCCGCTGTTGTACGAAGCGTTGTTGAACGTGGCGTCTCCATTGACAGTGCCGAAGTTGTTGTACGAATAGTCGTTGAACGTGGCGTTGCCAGTGACAAAGGCACTACCGTCGTTCCACGAACTGTTGTTGAACGTGGCGT